GTACGCTCCCAACTTGATCGACACCTTCTGGAGTCGATCGTTGGTGTTGTACCGCTTCGTCGCATCTTCGACGCGATCGCCTTCCAGTTGATAACTGAAAAGCTTTCCATCTAGTGGACCCGTTTCCGGATCTCCAGAAGACTTTCCGTTGACGTTCTTCACGATCTTCAGATCGGCCCTTTTGATTGCGTCCCGAAGCTCCGTTCGAAGCTTTTGAACGTCCACATTGGTGGCCGAGTTTACTGAAGACGATGTCTTCTTGTGTTCTACGCTATGGACTTGCACTAGAGTACCTCACTTCATTCGAACTGATTTACCCTCCCGATGAAATGAGTTATCCGTTTTTTACCTTCTCAAGTCAACAATTAATTTGAATTTTTTTGACTTTAGAAGAAAAAACTTTTAAGCGGCTTTTCTTTTATCGTTGATTCCAACAACAGACTTAAATCTGTCGGCAGCGTAAGACGCAGCGAATGCTTCAGGTTTAACCAATGGTGTGACGTTGCACACTCCCTTGATGTAACCGATAGCTTGCTGGATAACAACGTTTGAGCCTTGACCCTCTTCTGGGTTCAAGTCCAAGTGAATTTCTACATCCAGACCAAGTTCAATGAATGTGTCTAAGAGACGCTCATATAGTTCAGCGACTTTATACACTTCGTTCATGAGCCGGTTTGCAGGACGGCCGATCTTCACATCATAGTCGCGTTCACGTTGGATTTCTCCAAAGATTTTACAACCGTTAGATCCATTGATGTGAATTACGACAACGAGCATGTAGTCGGCGTGCCAGACTCCCTTGAGTCTGAACCGCTTTGAATCTGCTCCGATATAGACCTTCGTCTCAGGTCCACAACCGTCTAGGTATTGTCTTACTGCGTCTGGTTCGATCCTCATAAGGATCTCCTATAATTGGAGCGGGGTACGGGAATCAAACCCGTTTCTCTAGCTTGGAAGGCTAGGGCACAATCAATATACCAACCCCGCGTAAGTCTAGCCCTTCGTGAAGAATGACTTGACGTAATCAACTGCCTTTAGAATGTACGGGCGCAGGCTGGCTCCAAAGAGCGATCCAAGCACAAAACCGATAATCAAACCTAATAGCATAACGTTCTCCTGTGTGATTATATAGAGTGAATCTTAGCGTAAATCTCTGTTGATGTCAACATCTTATTCCTTATAAATAAGAGAAAAGGAGATTTCACTTGATTAAATCATTACCAAAGGGACTACTCAAGCTTGTAAGCGAGGTGGTTAATCCTTCGTTTCATGAAAACTGGAGTGCTGAGTGGTCTCACCACCCTGATCGTTCTGTTGCACTAGCCGCTCACTTAAAGAGCCACTTAGAACAAAACGGAATAGAAGTTAACCAAGTTCATAATACCAAACGCACACACGATTCATTCACGAGGGAAACAGGTGAACAGGGTAAGTGGAGTTTGTCTGGTATTGAGTTGCACGTTGATAGAAAACATCAACACACGGTTACGGGTCATATAATGAATGCTTTAGATAAAGTACCTGGAGTTGAACAACACGGTCAGCATCATAACGTTTCTCGGTTCGATTCACCAAGCGGCCGTTATGAACCGAGCGATGCTTCATAAGTAGGAAAAGCAAACGGCGCTATTCACAAGGTTGAAGTTAGACACAGCAATAGTCCTACAGGTGATGTTGTAGTTCATGTCAACGCCCTCAAAACCCGAGAAGGTAACTAAGCTGCTGCAGCCGCAGCAGTTGCTAACTGGTCGGCCCGTTCGTTTCCAGGATCGCCTGCATGGCCTTTAACCCAATGCCAAGATATATTCGCATCAGGTTTCCGTGCATTAACCAGAAGATCAAGACGTTCCCATAGATCCTGATTCTTTACAGGAGCTCCCTGAGCTGTCCGCCATTTGTTGATCTTCCACTTCTTAATCCACTGAGTAATGCCATTCTTGACGTATTGGCTATCAGTATGTATTTCAATCGGAACAGGCATCTTTATCAATTCTAATGCCTTGATAACTGCCATCAATTCCATACGATTGTTTGTTGTATTGCGTTCATACCCCGAGAATTCGAAACTCTCTGAGTTTCGAAAAACAAACACACCCCAGCCACCCACAGCGTTAGCTGTGCCGTTACCAAGACAAGAACCATCAGTATAAACTTTGATGGTCATTTGTACAGTTTATCACAGTTGGGTTGCTTAGCTTGATAGCAAGCTGTAACAATTTTCGTCTTGGCATTTTCTTCTGCCACCGAGGTTATTGTGAGGCCGCCGAATAAAGCCACCACACCGACTGCAGCAGCAATCATGAACCACTTGAAGTCATTGTCCATATTGAATTTCCTAAAGGTGATTTTCAAAATCATATTAGACGAAGATTCAGAATTAAGCAACGAGTCTTTCTAAGAAGCGTTCTTCACCTTCAGCACGCACCGGAACTTCCATGTGTCGAGTTATTGAAAATTGAATATCAACCAAACGATATTCAAACGGAGTTTTAACGTCTAGTGTATGAATTTCATCATTTGCATAAGGCGCGAGTAGGAAGATTAGTTCCAGACCCCGACATTGTACATCACGCACAATAGCATAACGTCCTGTATAATCTCCACGGAGAATTAAAACATCTTCCCCGATTGCAAACTCTTTAAAACGGCCAATAGTAGCTTTAATTTCTCGCTCTACATTAAGCGCAGCGACATCAGCTTGGCCTGTACGTTTTTGAACACCAGCAGGCCACTTAAAGTGTTCTGGAAACTTTGTTTGATGCTCCATTGGGAGCTTAGTATTCCAGTCTAACATTTTAAGCCTTTATAACCGAATATTTGCGTTCCCACTTCTGCAGCTTTTTCTTCTGAAGAGCGTTAAGATCCTCCAGAGGAATATTGGGATACTTTTGGAAGATGATATCGAAAGCACAGTTGATGATATCGAGAGCTTCGCCTACGATTCCATCTTCGCCTGGTTCTTCACCATCTTCAAGCTTGTCGATTTCTTCTTTGAGTTCACTTACTTCACTCCGAAGGTGAGTTAGTGTGGACTGAAGAGTTCGACCGTTCTTGATTCGGTGAGAAAATTCTCTAATTAGTTCGATCATGACTCTACTCCTCAGTCAAAGTTGATATCGGAAAGGCTATCGAATACACCATCGATGCCAGCCCCACCTTTGGTTAAAACACACATGTAGATCAACAGACCCACAATTCCGGTCAAACATACTGGACCCCACCAGAGGAAGTGGTGAGTAGCATACCACCCATATCCACCACCTCCAGCCATGGCCAAAAGTATAACTGCAACTAAACAGCCCATTTGTTTTTCCTAAGCTCGTTCATTGAATTTCTCAATATACCATTTTCGAGCAACTTGGGCAACAGCACTTCCGATTTTCGTTGACTCAATCTGATTTGCGATGATTGTATCGGTTTCTTCTTTCAGAATGTCGTTGAAGACCCACCGAATGAAATCACCTAGACTCTGCATTTCAAAAGGCTTTAACTGTTCATTCACTAGGTTTTGTAACCCTTGCTCAAGTCGAGCTTCTGTAACAGTTGCCGCAATGAAGTCTTCCATCTTCGCAACCGCTTCAACATCAACTGCTGCTAGAGTTTTGACTTTAGATGCAGAGTGCTTTTCACCCTTTACCTTGAACCAGAAATCAGAACGAGTCCATCCATCTTCAATACATTGCCATACAATGCCTTCACCGATGCCTTCATTACCAAAATGCTTACCAACTGGGCATTCAGCCTCAACAGCTTCTGTCAGTTCGATCATCTTGTTCTGAGTTAGCTCTGGCTTGTTGAAATCAATCTCTAGTTCCCACGTAGGGAAGTTGGCGATACAAAACAAGTTCTTGGTTGTGAAGTAATCTTCACGAGATGCCATGTACGTTGCAAACTGAGTAATATCAACCCACTCACGAATTTCTTCGTCGTTGTCATAGATCAACTTGACAGCAAAGATAACAAACATCTTAGGGAGTCCGCTAATAGCTACACCCTTTTGAATGTTACCCCCACACCATTCACCGTAAATGATGACTTGAGAAACATTGAGTTCTGACCACGTTCTTAATGTTTTAGCTGCTGTAGCTAACTCAATAAGCTCTGCATTCAGAGCACTCATTGTCAACATGAAACCAGCGTTATCTTGAATTAACGATAACTCACGCTCACGAGATTGATACGACAACTGAGCAGAACCATTGACGAAATCTATTACGACTCCAGCATTAGTTCCATGCAACTTCACGGTCCCACGGTACTTTAGAGTTGGTACAATGTACGCACTCTTGTACTTGGGATCACCATTTTCGTCTTTACCATCATAAGAGACGCGTTGTTTGACGTTTCGGATTACATTCCGAAACTGTTCAATACTTGGAAATTTAATCATTGTTTATCCTGGAACGTAATCTGTAATATTGTAAAATGCAGCAACATCCGCACCAACGTGAACAACCACATCGACGCCTAAAAGAGTTACTTGTAATGTTCCGACGTCATCGACAGACACTTCTTCTACTTTCCAAATCAAGCCTTCGCTCAGTTCACCTCTGAACTTGCTGGACTTGACTCTATTGCCTTTCTTGCCTGCTAGCAGACCGATGTTCTTTTCATCATCCCAGAACCCAAACAGTTGCAAATGTACATCAGGAACTATTACACTCTCTGGAACAAATACAACAATTTCTCCAGCACGGAACCGGAACTTACCATCTCCATCTTTCATCGTCACAACTTGCTTACCAGCTAGCTGTACAATAGACAGATGTTCTGCTGTTGGGTGGTCAGTAATGGAATCTACTGTTACTACAGGAACTACAATGGACATGGTTTTTTCTCTCAGTTATAAATCATGTATAGTTACCTTTGTTTCAGGCAACTGTTTGAATAGTCTAAATTGTGAACGTAAACTTACGCTCACTCGGCCGTTTTTATTTGTGCCAGATCGTGCAGATCTAATCCACGAGTCTGCAATACATGATCCATCAAGAATCGCTGCGCCTCTAGGAACCAGATTTAAGGGATCTACACTGGTGTGTGGCAAATATATGTTATCGCCGATAATCATATAGTTCGCTTTTTTGAACTGATTGTCGGACTTATCGAACGACGCACTGAGGATATTATCCAAAGGATTGTCTGTTCTAATTTGGATTAGTTTCTTTTCAGCTTTGATTTCTTCAAAAACAGTTCTATCAATCGAGTGAGCAAACGCATCAACTTTAGCGATGTTTACGTAGTCTTCAAATTGGTTTTTGTTTTTGTTTAATAGTTGTTGTAGCTGTTGGTAATGTCGGTCAGTTAAGAAGCTACTAAGGTTGTAGATTTGACCATTTGCGTAAGCACTGATAACACCCGCATCAAACGCATCGGTGTTTGCAGTTTTGGATTCAAACGTAACTATCTGGCCCTTTAAGGAAACCGTAAAGTCAGAACCACCACCAGATCCTTTTGGATCTGAAATCCAATCGAATTTATCCTTAAGGATCTGGTAGTGTGTTTCTTCCGTTATGAAGCCTTGGTTAGTCTTCGTAATCGTCAAACAATTGGTTCTCGTCTATGAAGCGCTCCTTGCGGTAGCTCTTCTTTACTTGATCACGAGACTCACCAAAATAGCTATCTTCGTTACCTGATACACTTTCAACATGAGCATCGATGATATCACTCATGTCGTCTTCAAAGTCGTCAAACACTTCTGTTACTCCATACTATATTACAGCTTAGGCTGCACACGAACTCTTTATTGATTGCTTTATTTCTTCAACAAGCTTAAGCTGACGTAATAGTCCCGCCGCACTTCTGATTGCTAGCTTACGACGTCGCACGGCATCTAGTACTTGCGATCTTGTCATGTAGTTCATAACACTCCCCAACACTTTAAGGCAAATGGGTACAGATACTTGTATGTTATTTTCCGATGCCACTTCTTCACAGGACGTACTGAAACGTCGAAATGCATCTTTAACAATTTAAGGATCAATTGTCCACACGTAACAGGATTATAGAAGAATAGGATCTTCCATCCATGCAACTTGGAATATCGTCTCTTATTCAGATTAGGTCGATCAACGATCCAACTGAAAAAATCTTCCTGGAAACCATAATTTCTATCAGGCTTTGTTCGAGCGAAGATGTGCTTCTGAAGTAATGGTGAAGTCACAAGATGGTCGAATAGCTCTAACTGAGGATAGGTTACACTCGGATCTAGCGTTGTATTGTATTTCAAGAGTTTCATCGCCTCATCCCAATCTCTGGTTATCAGATGATCGTATTTGGTGTTGTCAACTCTTAGTGTATATGAAAGTCCGTCCCAACCCAGCTTAAAGCCATAATATCTAACAGCCTTACCTAGTACAGCACTATATGTGCCGTGGGAATAGTAGTGACAGGCAAACCGAAACTTTTCTGGAGAAAAGTGAATGAAGTCTACTTGAAACCCATTCCATTCTACAGACGTACAATTGCCATTCTTCTTAAACCCCTTACTGTTGAACTTCTCTTTGAAAAATTCTATAACAGCAGTTGGATTACTGGACGTAAAGAGAATGTCCATATCTCCGTAGTCGTCTTTGACTACCTGACCAGGAATAAAATAACGTGAAACACTATCCGTGTATTTCCCAACTACTCTCATCCATGATTCAACGAAGAATCTACGCTCGTCATATTCGTGACGGGGAATTCTCTTTACGTTGTAATGCTTTAAAGCATTTCCTCCCATTTCACTCTATCCTTAAATGCTATTTTAAATTTTCGATCAAAGCAACAGGAAACTTAATGGGTTTTAAGATTTAATTTGTCGCTTCAGGTGTTGTAGTTTCGTCCGTTGTTGAGTCAGTAGCGGGGGCCGAGGCCTGCTGTAGAATCTCTACTATTTGCTGTCGTAACGCTCCCACTTGCAAAAGCTCTTCGCCTCTAATTGCGCCACGCACGCTAAAGAGGTCTATCAGTACCACAGTATTTTGTAGAATTGTTCCGATTAAATTATTATCCACTTGTTATCCTTATGAGAATCTTGAGTTGAGTTGTACGGCGATCCAGTAGCTAACATTCAAGCTCGACTTGTCGATGCTCTCAAACTTAGCAAAGCGCTCTGTTACAATTACTCGGTAGTCTCGGGTTAATTGTTTAAAGGTTTCGATCTTGAAGAAAGCGCTAAAGATCTTATCGGTTTCGCCAATCTCGAAGTTATATGTATTCGAAGAAGGTGACTCTTCGTCAGTCGCTCCGATGAAAAGATGAGAACCATCCCCCTTAATGTAGAGATCCGGCAAGCCCATAACGGCAGCCATCTTTAGCCACGTTTGTAGTTCTTCTGCCTTAAGCTCAAAAGTAGTGACAGCTTCTGGTTCTTTGATTCCCTTGGGAGCCTTCACAATCAAGGAAGGCTCCGCAAAGGTATATCGTACAACTTTCTTACCTTCTCTGATTGATGCTTGTCTACCATTGCTGGTGTCCAGAGAAGCATCCTTGAACATTGTGAAGATGTTCAAGAACTGAGGTAGGTTATAGATTGCTAGTTCATCTTTGAAGTCCTCAACAACTTCCGCCACAGCGAATACTGTTTTGTTAGGAGCTCTAGTACTAATTTGGTTTCCTGGATCGATAACGATTGATTCGTTGATCGTTGAGAAGTTCTTTAGTAGCGTAAGTGTATCGGGAGTAAACTTCATTAGTCTTTCTTCGACTTCTTGATCACAGCAGGAGCAATAGATCCTGCTTGTTCCTTGGGCTTAATCTGTGATGAGTCGGCTGTTAACGAAGCACCAATTGTTGCTAAGTCTTTCAGTGAACCGCCAAAGATATAAGAACCCATATGCTTTAGTTCCATCCATGGGCACAGATAGATTGCTCCACCCATCTTCTTCACGTTTTGACAGAAGAAGTAATCTTCAGACAGATAACGCTTGCTAGCAGGATCGATAATACAATCAAAGTATGCCATGATTTCACGCGAACCATCAAAGTGTTGTGTTCGAACGTGATCAGGCTTGTACATGTATTCTGGATACGCTTTAGCATACTTCTCAAACGTAGCACGTCGAATCATCATGAAACCAGTACCCGCTTCGAGTACTGAAACAGCTTGGTTGATCTTGAAGCTCGTTTCACCATCAGCTAGGTTGAAGACGTAGTCTCCAACGTAACGTTCTAGAACGTTCGGATCATTGTCAGCAGCTCCAGTGTCAACAGCTTGCTTAATCTTTTCCCAGCTAATGCACTTCTTGGGATAAGGACCCGCGATGATGTCGTAAGGACTTTCGTCCGAAGCTAGTGCCAGAAGCGTAAGCGCGTCATGTGCATTGAACCCGATATCCGAATCGATAAACAGCATGTGAGTGCAATCACTACGAAGGAACTCATCAACGCAATAATTGCGAGCACGAGTGATCAACGATTCATTGAAGAGATAGTTAGTCTTCATCTGAATACCCAACTGAGCGCATAGTGCAGTTAGGTTAATCATTGATTGTGTATAGATGCCAGCACACTGGCCACCATACATGGGTGTAGCTACAAAAAGGCTACGCTTGCGAAGTTCTTCAATTGGAACTTCTGTTGGTACATCTAAAATACTTGTCATTATTCGCCGGTCCAGTGTTCTTTCTTTGATTGGTATGAGCCGCTATACGACTTTGATGATTGTGATTCCATGAACACGATTTGTCCAATACGAGCTCCAACAGAGATAAAGCCCGGTACGTTACCACTTCTCAACTGCCCACCAATTTGACCATCGAAACCTGAATCGTATAAGCCCGACGTAATAAACATACCATTACGGGCAAGGGTAGATCGAATAATCAACAGAGCTGTAACGTCTCTCGGTAGAGTGACTCTTAGGTCTGATTGGAAATCATAATGTTCATTTTTTTTAATATGCCACCGAGCTTCTGTAACATCACCAATTGTTACAGCATTATCGGGGTTATAATCATGCCAAGCAGTGTGTTGCTTACTTGTTAGACTCAACATAAATGGTGAGGGATATGGATCTAACTGGTAGAGTTTATTGAGTGTGAAATCAATACCGTTTGGTTGGATCATTTCGTCAGTAATATTACCGACGATCCAACCTTCTTCAATTGCCTTTATTGGACTTATTATCATTTGCTGTAATTGTTAACTCTGTAGGCCGTACGTGATCAAAATACATTAATAGAAGTGCGTAGTGGCAGATCTTCCGAAGGTCTTTGGGATTCTTCCCTTCCTTCTTGCCATAGCGGGATGAATACTTAATTAAGTCAGCTTGGAATGCAGCTTGTGCTATTCCAACGTTATTCCAGAGATCCATAACTTGGACATCTGAACCATCGGTTGCGTAATGTGAACCGTAGGTATTGTCGATGTAGTCACCTACATCCTTAAGGAGTTGTGGAAGGGCATCCTTGAAGCCCTGTGAGGGAATTACGCTCATTCAACATACTTTCAATATAGTCTATGTTCTTGTGAGCTAGCTTAATGTTATCGTGGCTAGCTCCTGTGAAGTCAAAATCGACTTCTTTTTCAAACTTACCATTGATAAGGCCTGTGGGAGAATCATCGAACTTAATTGAGTTCAGACCTGCCCAAACAGCAGCAGAACTATCCCACGTATCAATATAATCTAGGAAAGGCTCAACCAATTCGATTTCTCGAGGGCCATCTACCATTCCTAAGAAATGTAACTTCTGTCCATTATCTCTCATTTTATCCAAAATGCCAAGCGAATAAAGCTTGCGCATGAAAGAATATCGAGAGCTGAAACGCTGAAGTTTGTTTCCCTTCTCTACTCCGTATGCATTAGGAACACCAAGAATAGAAACACCAATGTAGTCAACATATCGCTTACCGTAGCCAACAGCCCATTGATAAGCTTCAATGAGATCGTTAAGATCTCCCACTTGCGATTGTGGAACGAAGAACGTTCCAAAGCCAGCTTGATGGAACTTCGGACCTAAATCGATAGCAGCATTGACTGTCTTCTCAGAAGCTTCGCCTGGATAGTCAGTCATTACGATATAGTCAGCTTTAACTTTCTTACCCATCTCAATCAATTTATCAGATGGATACATTGGACGGCCCTGCTTATACATCTCGAACGCAGAGTTGTCTAAGATGTATGAAGGCTTAACCCATCCGGGGTGTCGCTTTGGCGACTTATTATGTTCGTACCACTCTGCATACGTCGAATCTTCTTCAACCAAATGTGCTAACAATAAGTGAAAGGGACGCTTATCAGCAAACTCATATAGGTATGCTGTCGGTGTAATATGTGAGAATTGTGTCATACTATAGGATACTAACTACGCGCTTTTAGGGAGTTCGTGGACGTTAAAGCCCTCGTTCTTGAAATCATCCATGTCTGACGACTTGATCTTATCGCCAACATTTAGAAACTTATCTAATCCACCTTTAACGTGGACTACTTGATAATCATCTGCACCCAAATGCTGGGCAACGAGATGATGATCCTTGTATTGTACAGCTTCCGTAATTGCTTTTACAAATGGTGCTTTTGACATATTAGTCTTCTCTTTTGTTTCCAAAGCCAGTTAATGTACAACCGTTCTCGCCATCTTCTGAGACTTCAACAGTAATACCTCTATTTGGATATTTATCTGAAATGTATCCAATCAAATCTTCTGCAATCATCTCACATGATTTGAAATCAAGCTGTAGAGTTCCACCTGTATTGTACAGGGCTTCCAACTCTCTCTTAAACAAGATAAACTCAATATCGCGATCGTTATGTTCTACTTCGATAGCAACCTTAAAATGGAACATGTGTCGGTGAGGATGACCTAAGAATGCAACATCCGTTAACCTTGGGTCAGTTAACGCTGCAGGATACTTATGGATGCCTTCCTTTTGGAAGGTCACCCATATTTGTCTCAGTACAACTTCTATCATTATACCAGCACTCCAGTTTGAACTAGAGGATCGAACTTGGACGTTACCGCAATGGCGTTCCAAGGGTGAAGCGATTCTTCGTGAGATACAGAAATGCTGAAGTCTTGGATTCGATCTTCTTTGAACCAGCCATCTAATGCTTCATACATTATACGACATACATCTTCAGAGAACAACAAGTTGCTGCCATTTAGTTCAGCGAATGCTTGCTCATCACGGCGCTTAACGACGATCTGAACTTCTGTAGGAATGTTAGCGCGGCAGAGTTCAACCAAGTCTTCTACCCAAACGATCTTGTCTGGATTAAACTCAACGCGGACTTGCATGATGCTACGTTGGCTGTGAGCATTGGCTGCAGCTTGACGTTCTTCCATAGCATTTTGAGCAAGCTCAAAGCTGCACGGACAAGTAGAACTATAAACGTAATCGACAGTCAAGAAGAACTTATACGTGCCGTCATGATAACGACCCTCAAGTTCAGTCTTGTAAGCAATGTGCCCCTCAAGCTTCTTGTCATGGTCGTGTTCACACCGCGAACGAAGAGCCTCTTGATTCCACGGATACTTGAAACGAAGCTTGCAATACGCATTCTTTGATCCTTGCTTTTCAGCAAGATCCTTAAGGACGGACTTCATTCCATCAATCGTGAAATGATCCTTAATGCTTTCGTGCATCAAAAGATACAGACGCGAAAGGTTCAAGCCCTTTGCGTTAGGATCATCGAGAGAACAATAGAGCGATGCTTCCGCTTGAAGCACTTGTGCGGTACCGTCTCGGCGTTGAACAACCACTGGAAGATCCACTGGAGCAATACCAACTTTACGGAGAGGGATGCGTGCTCCTGGTAGGACTGGAGCTACTTGAGGATCTGGTAGATCGTCGGTGTAGAAGTCTTCATCATATTCAAACTTCAAGTGAGGCATCTTCTCACTGTAGTCGTTAAAAGGATATTTCTTATCAGGGTTCTTCATTATTGTCCTTCGAGTTTACAGCAAAAGGAGTAAGGGCTGTACTATTGTTTAAATTCATGTCGATTACGGTGTACAAGATCTTCGAGGACTAAATTGCCCTCGTTCTTGTACACAACATACTTTCCAGGCACCGCCACTCGTTCCACTTGATTTGTATAAACCAACATCATATCAGGAAGTAAAGATAACGGATACTTGAACAGCATTATTGGAACTCGTTGTCTTCTCTACTACCACAGCGCATTGCCATGTTAGAAGATGTTTCACGCACTTCTACTTTAGTGCACCAAATACGTTCTGCTTCACCGCAGTTTGGCAAGAAGATTGTATTAACGTATTCGTATAAGAAGTCAGCCAAACCTTCACATCCAGTCTTTTCAACTTCTGTGATCTTAGCAAGACCCAGCTTACCGAGGTTAAGCAGTTCTTCTCGCTTCGGATCGTCAACTGCTACGAGTAGTGTATGGTCGAACCAATCTTCTAAGGTTGCTTTTAGTGGCTTCAGACCGCCATAATCGAAGCACCAGTTTCTAACATCGAGCTCATCGGTGCCGAATTCAAAGTGAAAGCTCATAGCATAGCCGTGCACCTTGTTGCAATGTGAGTCGGCTCGCCATTGGCGGTATGCTAGTGGAAAGGCTTCAGTGTAGGTCTTAGTTGAATAGTACTTGTATTGTTTTGCCATTATACCAATTGTTTCTCCCACCAGTATTGGATCCAGTTGGGCTTAAGTTGTTTTGAAATTGCTTTGCCAAAGAACTTGGTTCTAAACGATCCAAGCTTATTTTCGTATATTGTACTAACATCTGTGTTATTAATCAACACAGCGACGTCTAAATTCTTCGGATCAATTTTCAGATCCGCATCATATTCATCGAAGCTTTCAAAAAGCTCCTTAAGTAATACACCACTATCCACCATATCATCTACGATAAGGTAACGTTCGTTATACCGTACTCGTTCCCAAACACGTTCGTTAACTTCCTTCTTATTCTTTGACCAATTCAAAGCAATAAGGGGAATAGAAAGGTTATGAGAAATCACCACGCCTGGGATTAAACCACCACGCGAAAGAGCTATGATTCCTTGATAAGGCTTATGGCGGAAATCCAAATCGTCTTGAATGTCTAAAATGATCTTTTTGATGTCGTCGTGAAATTCAAACTGATCGTAATTGGTAATGGGATACTGGGTCATATTAAGCCAATGAAACGTAAAGGTGTTGTTGAAGGTTGAGTACGAAGCCATGACGGACGACCATCTGTCCAGCATGCTCGTGGTTGGCTTGATTCTCTGTCATGTTCAGAAGTCCTGGCTCCCAGAACGAGATCACTTCGTCAGCGGTGGAGCGATCTTCAATATCAATCTGGTTGCGACCATCTCGGATCTTCTTAGCCTTCTCTGGCAGATCGTTATAGATGTTCATCGGACTGATGTAGATGTCCTTCTTGGTGTCTCTATTCCATTGATATGCCCATTCAGGAATATCGAAGTACGGAGAAGTGGGGTCAGAATTGACCACGAACTTCAATACATTAGCCCGAGCCAATACTTCAGGACGAGGAGTTAGGTAACGAGTAGGCTTTCCATTTTGCTCAGCACATTTTGGAGAGACAACTAGAACTGTTTCATCGGGAATTGCTTGTAGGTGTGTACCGTTAGACTCGATTTGAGTGTGTGCGAAGATCTTATTCATTCGCTCTAAGAAAGGTCCGATGTTCTTTTGTAACATCGGCTCACCACCAGTGATTACAAGAACGATCTCTTTCTTCTTAGTTTCATTGTGCTGAGCATACTCTGGTACATTGCCATCAAAGTATTTCTCGATCTGCGTTTCAACGTCAGCTTCAATCTCGTCAAACGTCATATAGTCGCCTTCATCAAAGAAGGCATCACACCACGAACACGCAAGAGAACATTTGGTTAGTCGAATGAAGTATGCTACTTTAGACGCAAAAGGTCCCTCGCCTTGAATCGTGAGGAACCTTGATGTAACAAACAACTGGTCAGAAGGTGTGTCCTTAAAGTAAGCTGGACCAGCTATTACGTTTAATCCGAACATTATACAATCAGTTTAGGGGTTTCTAGTTTCGTTTCGTTGGGTAGAATCAACTTCGGCTTAGTAGCCTCTTTAGCTTCTTCTTCCACCATCACTCGCTCGACTTCAGACTGATACATTGCAACCATTACCGATTGGAGACTTGCACCATAAATTTCACAAGCTCCAATTGGATCTACAGGGAACCACTTTAGCAACCACATATCGTTTGCATCTATTGCCACAAGTCGTTCTTCTTCTGATACCCACCGATCCACTTGATCGGAGAAGAAGCTGATAGAGTGCAATGATATCTTATGTGGATTATGTTGGATAACCAATCCACATTCATGTACAGGAAGCGTATCTTTGAACGCTCCTGAGATCTTTGTAATTACTTGTTCTAACATTATAACGCTTTCTTACCGTCTTTTTCCCACGGACAATCCTGACTTAACCAAAAGCAGTATTGCGGTAGAGCTTCTTTATACCAAGCCCACCGCTCCATTATATGATCGAAATCTTCTGCCCAATACACATTACGTATAAAGTCGCTGTGTGTATTGCCTGGGCGCTTTGGTGAGCCCATTATAGTCCAACCGACTGTCATATTATACCTTGTGTTGTTTTAACAGTTTACGATATTTCGAACGTTTATTCAACGCACGCTCATAGTGAATTGGATTTGATCGATCACGCATTGTAATACCATCTAAGTGATCAACTTCATGTTGAATAGCGCGAGCCGTCAGCCCCTCAAATGGCTTTGTGTGAACTTCACCATTCCACTCTGCAAATCGTACACGAACATGAGTGCCTCTCTTGATTTTTACAAGGAGGTCAGGAAAGGATAAGCAACCCTCATCTAGGATAGCTTCACCATTCGTATTAACGATTTTTGGATTGAACATACCGATTGGAACTCCATAGGAAGATTCCAATACAAATACCCGATAGGGTAAACCTACTTGATTTGCAGAAAGTCCAATTCCGCCATTCTCTCTCATTGTCCGAGATAAGTCAAGATATAATTTTAGAGGATCAATCTGTGGGTTTTCAAAATCGAAAACTTGTGTCGGTTCTCGTAAAATCGAACTCGATTCAGGAACCAATTCAAGAACTTCACCCTTAGCGATAAGCTTCTCTTCAGGAGAGAGAACGCTGATCGATTCTAACGAAGGAATCTTAGATGATGTAAAAAGTCGCTTAGGGTTCATTATGTTTCTACCAATGTTGTAAAGTTCTTGACTTTATCGAAACGTATAACGTTTTCAAACTTGTCAGCTAGTTGATCGCCTTTGTGGCTGATTACCATGATAGTTGTACCTTCTGCAGACAACGTATCAAGGATTTTGAGTAGTTCATCCGTTCCTGTAGTATCCAACGAACTGTCGAATATTTCATCTAGGAACAATAGGTTGGTTGTACAACTATTACGCAACCGAGCAATAGCTCGCCACGTTAGCAACAACGCCAAGTCAATTCTAAATTTCTCACCTTCAGAGAAGGAGTGGTATGAGAATTCATCCCTAAACCGCGACTTGATTATTTCTTCAAAGTTTTCATCAAGCTCGAACTGCACAAAGAAGTCCATCGAAGCCAAATACTTAGCGATGAATTTATTGATAACAGGAACGTACTGCTTAATAATTTGAGCCTTAATACCAGAATCTTTCAGAAGCAATGTCCCAACCTTATACAGATCCAATTGCTTGAGCAACTTCTTCTTGCCTTTAATCTTATCACGTAAGACGTTTTCTAGTTCTGTTATCTCGCCTTCATGTTCAGAGTATTGGCTTTGCTGAGACTTCAACTGATCGAGTTCACGAACTAAAGACTCTACAGTAGTTTTTGTATGACGAATAGTTGAACGTAACTCAATTGAAGTTGTCTGCAACTTAGACAACTCAGAGCCCAATACAGAAGCCTTCTGTTCGTCAGCTACGATCAATTGAAGGCGTTGATCGAGTTGTTCTAAAGCACCTTCCAGATCAACAAGGGTATCACGTCTTCCTTGAATTGAGTCGTCTCTATACTTACTATCAATCTTTTGATCACAAGTAGGACAGTTGTTTGTATGCTCAAAGAACTCCAACTCCCTAGTAATGGAGCGATGTCTATCAGTTACTTTACTTCTAAGTTGAACTGCCTTGTCGCGCTTTAGTCTAGTAGTTCTTGTCGCGCCTTCGTACGTTTCTTGAATCGATTCAATTTGCTCTCTGATTACTTTGAGTTTATCATTTGCACTAGACGCTTCAGACATCAACGTCTTAATGTGCAGTTGCTTTGATGAAACTAGCTCTTCGGTGTTTTGAACAAACCGAGCTACGTTAGCTCTAATGCGTTTGACGGTATCAGTTGTGGTTAGAATTATTGTCTCAACACGATCCAATTCTTTCGAAGCTTCTTCACGTCGCTTCTTTAAGACTGTTGCCATACCAGTGAATACTTGGATGTCAAGCAGTTTCTCAATCACATCTCGGCGTTCATTAGCTTTAAGCTCCATGAACGGCTTGTACGAAGTCTTTGACAACAGAACGATCTGCTTAAACGACTCGTAATTCATTCGAAGAATCTTTTCTTCGAGCTCCTTCTGGTAGTCTTTATTTTCTGCGTCTTGGTTTATTAGCTTACCATTACAGAACACTTCAAATATCGTAGGCTTCATACCTCTACGAATCTTGTAAACTTTTCCGTTGGCAATGAAGTCCAACACAACCAACATATCCTTCTTGTTGATTGAATTTACTAACTGTGTCTTCTTGATCTTTCGATAAGGCCACCCATACAATGCGTATGTAATTGCTTCGCCTAGCAGAGATTTACCCACACCATTACGACCGACAATTAAGTAACTGCCAGGCTCATCTAGGTCCATCGTAATAGGGGTATTGCCTACTGATAGAAGGTTCTTGTACTCTACTCGTGTAAATTTAATCACTTATTCAGACTGTACGTTAATCGCCTCGTTGTAGAGGTCCATTAGTAGGTTAAACAACTCTTTTTCATCGACTGTGTCTTTATAGACCTTAGCAACACGCTTCATGGTGTCGCTGATCTTTTCAGCTCCTTCGAATATTTCTTCGTCGGTTTCAAGATCACGGTACTTGTGATCTTCAACAGTCGTAACAATCGCGCCCGCTTGTTCTAGCGCTTCAATATATTTGTCAAAAAGATAGAGATCGGTTTTCTCAACAACTACAACCTTCACGTAAGTCTTCTCGTAAACAGAGAAGTCTTTTTTCAGAAGGTCAGCTATTTTAAATTTTCCGTCCTTGTCATTATAGTTCATTTTGAAGAACATATCAAATGGATTTTTGATAAATTCTACATTTTGGGACGATGGATCAAAAACGAAGAATCCTCGCTCGTCTCCGTAGTCTTGCCACGTCAATTGATAAGGTGAACCAATATAGGTGATGTTGCCCTTAGTGGATACATGGTGAAAGTGGCCAGACCACACATGGTGGAACTTAGAAAAGATATCAGAAGCTAGACCGTGATCACATGGCGCTCCTCGATACATTTCAAAACCATTCAGTTCGAAGTGTCCTAAGCAGTATGTTGATTTAGTTTGCTCGATTACCTTAATCGCGTGTTCGTAATTATCTGGACACATCCACGGAATCATAAGCAGGTTAACGTTACCTACCTTGAGTTCGGTTGGTTCTGATACAACCGTTATGTCTTTATAGTCTTTAAGAAGCAACGACGGACTATTAACTTCTAACGTGTTTCTGTAAGCAATATCGTGATTGCCCAAAAACGTTATCATGTTCAGACCATTAGCTTCAATCTTATCAAAGAAATAATCTCTAGCTCGCTTTAGTGATGCGAAGTTAACGTACTTCCGTCTATCAAATAGATCACCAAATTGGACAACCGTTTTGATTCCGTTTTGCTTCATGTACTCAAACATGTACTCATAAAAGAGTTCAAAGCGATCGTGAAATAGCTGACTATCACCACGAGCTCCAATGTGTGTATCACCTAAGAAGATTACCTTCTCGTGTGGTCTATTTATTTGCGGAATTTGCATCTTTGTTTTTAGCTGCCTTAGCTTTACGGTCTGTCATACGACGTTCAAATGCTTCGATTACGTTATTAACTGGATCACTGTCAGTCGACTCGCTATCCATATTGTCAACTCCAAAGTCGCTAGCTGTTTCAGTCACATCCTTCATTAGACGTGCTTTAACGTACGCTTGCTTTTGTTCACCATTTAAACGGCCCACAAATGCGTGAACCATAATTTGCGTGAAATATGCAAACGGATTGGTAGACTTTTCTGGATTGAAATTGTCGATGTAACGTATGCAAGCAAGAACACCATCCCCAACCAATTCTTCAGTATATGAATACCTTCCGAAGTTTGGCTTGGTGGAGAGGCGCTTACCAATAAGCATAATACATTGGCCAATATACTCAGGGACTCTAGGCTTTAACGTCCCGTTTTCTTTGGCTTCTTTAACCTTTTTGTGATAATCACACATCGCAACGTATAAGTCTTTATTGCTGACGTAATACTTTTTTTGTTTCATATTTTTCAATTAAGTGTTGACGCTTTTTAAAACTTGTTGATAATGACCGCTGTCCCCGACAAGTTATATTAGATTAATGGAAAGTGGGTTGAGAATTGCTCACTTGTTTAAGTTCTTCGTCGGAATCTTCAAAATCATCTGAAATGTCCGTTTCGTATGTTCCTGACGAACGTTGCATCATTCCAGAATACACTGATGCGAACGAACTGTGAGCTTCGCCAAATTGAAGAATGTACTTTTTGTTTACTACTGGATAGGTTGTACCTAAACAATATGGTAGAAGCATGAAGGTATTCATGTCTTCTTTGACATGAATAGTGTGAGGTCGTTTAAGGGTCAGGAAGTTAGAATCCTCCTGAACCTTTTCGCCTACCATTTCAACTCCGGATATTAGACGGACATAAAAAATCACAAATCAATCCTAAACAATTTGTAAGGAAAGCTTTCCTTAGCATATAATTCAATTCGACCAATAAAATGTCTATAGGTGTGGTTCTGATACTTGCCGATTGTAATGTTATCGCCAATATCATGAACTAAGGCTTCTGTTTTTTCAGAACCCAATCGTAACGATCTACCAATAGATTGTATCAATAATATCTTAGACTTAATCGGTGCAGCTAAAATTACATGGTGGAGGTTTCGAATATTGATTCCTGTACCGAATGTTCTGTAAGATGCAACTATTATACTATCTTTACTCTTCTCAGTCAACGCTCTAATTTCATCTCTTACATCGGTATCAATTTCTCCGTACACAAGATGAACTGTTTGATTAGTTTTACGGAGCTCTTCAAACAAAAACTTACCGTGATTGATTCCCTTAAAGAGTACTAGTCGGTTTCCCTTTAAGCGGTTAGTCAACCCAACAATGAATCGACTTCTTTTTTCATGTTCATATAGGAAGTTGATTTCGTCTGGGTATTCCGGTTTATGCTTACGAAACAACTTGCATGTTTCTTCAGGATAAACTAATTCATACGATCGTATGTTTAGGTTAGCAATTAACCCTCGATCCATCAACTCTTTAGTTGTTGCTAACCTATGGATCTTACCAAACAAGCCTTGAAGAGTTAGCTCGTTAACCTTCATGTCATCTAAAGATCCTGTGGTACCAATTCTAACCTCAGCTCTTGCGTTTTCCATTATCTGCTTTAGAGAGTTAGCTTTGAATCCGTGAGCTTCGTCACCAATGATAACATCAAACTGTTGTAACCATTCTGCAGGCATTGAATAAATTGACTGCCACGTACTGACTGTGAACAAGTTTAGTTGTTCTTTCGAAGCACCAGCTAGAATCTGGCTTACAGGTTCACCGTAGCCATAATCAGCAAAATCGGTAGCTAACTGTTTAACGAGGGTTGTGGTAGGAACAACGACAAGAGTTCGTTTGTTGAACCAACGGCATATCAAATAGATCATTAAGCTTTTACCAGAACTCGTTGGACTCAATAATAGAGCTCTCCGCAATTCAGCTGCCAACGAAAGACCAGTCATTTGATAATCATGTGGTACAATATGTTCTGGTAGCTTTACTGCCTTCAAGAACATTGCAAGTTGTTCGGGAGTTGGAACAACTTGCTTCTTCAGCTGTCGTTCGTCAACAAGTTCGTATCCAAACTTGGAAGCAAACTCTTCAACTAGTTCATACAACCCAGCATGCATTAATCTCGTTCGTAGGTTAAAGAGACGAATCTTACCGTCCCATATCTTCTGACGAAATCGTTTATCATGTTTAGCATGAGGTGCTATAAATGAGAATCGCTCAGCTACTTCTTGAGCTACACCCTGAGAACAATGGATCTTAATAAATACATTATCAGGTTGTGTTACAGTAATGGTTTCGGAATAAGACATTATCCACCTGCTTGGAACTTCTCCCAGTCCACAGAAGTCTTGATAGCGAAACCCATCCGCTGGTCAATATACTTAATGATACTCTCGAGAATGTTTACTTTTTCAGTTTGTACTCCTACCCGTAAGTTAACTTCTGACATTACTTCATCAGCGTCCAAATACATTGGTAGGTCTTGTTTTAGTATTTTAAGGGGCTGGGGATCCCACTTGTTGAAATCCAACTCTTCTTTAGATAGCTTACCATCCCAGTATTCAAAACGAAGCTTCTTTAGTTTCTTCTGCTTATCCATCAAGCGCATTAACTTAAGGCGTTCTTCATAGAAGATCATCATATACTTAGAGTGTAGTTCACCTGTTCTTAAGGCCGCATCTCCAAGTTGGATACGATCTATTTTAGCATCCGACTTCCACTCTTCTAAGATGCTCTCTGTTGTATAACTCATTCTTTACTCAAATTTGTAATTGGTGTATGCAAATGTGGCTGTTGCCATAATTGGCGTTGGATCAGTAGTAGCTATTTGGTATTGTAAATCATCTATCGCTACAGGCATTACATCTCTGATCGTTGCTGTAACAGTTGGTTGTTTTAAAGCATTCAAAAACACAACAGATGCGTCTGAGAATATTTCTCTGTGTTCCATCGTGATTGATTGTTGAATCCACTTCACGATGGACATATAGTTTTCCATTCCAGAATCTACTATGAAGTTCACCACTAGAGGATTGTATTCGATCCCCGTTGGACCCATGTGTATAGTTTGCGTTTGAAATGGTTGTTTAGGATATAGACCGTTGACACCAGGGAAGTTAAAAGACTGTACCGCAAACTCTACTTCTGGAAATTTAGCGAACTTTATCTTAGCAGCATTCTGAAGTGCTGGGTTAAAAACACAAGTAGTCATTTGAATATTCCTAGTTTGCTATTATCTGATATTTATGGCGGTTAGTCAACATCTGGTCTTGCGTTGTTTCATAGAAAAGTAGTCAAATGCATCAGATTACACGAATGCGCAAAACTACTATTTTACTCACTGTAACTGCTTGAATATACAGACAAAAAAAGAGGGGCTTGGGAGCCCCTCTAGTTTGTTTTGTAGTCTTGTTATATTCAAGGCTTACATTAGGTTCGAGATAGAAACCCGACGATAGTACTTGTTGCTGTTTTGAGTAATTGCACCAAGACCAGCGGTTAGACCTTCTGCGTATGGGTTTGCAACCATTCCGTAACGAGTCTTGAAACCAATCTTTGGTTGGAACGAGTTAGGATCAACTGCACGAACCATTTGTAGTGGTACGTATGGGCAGTAGAACAAACCAGCGTCCATTGGATTCACGCCCTTATAACCCATCACGTAGTACTGTGAAGTCGAATAAGGATCGATGTAAACGCGGAAGCGGCCGTTTAGAATACCAACGAAGGTGTTACCTGTGTCGTCGATGTTCATTTGGTTTGCTTGAAGTGCTGGTGTGTAGTCTAGAACACCTGCCATCTGTAGAGCTGATGCAACATCAGAAGAACAGACTAGGATGTTACCCTTACCACGACGGGTGTCCTTCGAGATTTGGTTAGCGTCGCGTTCTAGTTGGTACATTAGACCCTTGAACTTTTCAACCAACCAACGACCGTTTGAGTCAACGTCTAGGTCGAAAGTACCTGCAGTAGCAGTGTTGTCTTGCGCACCAGCAACAGCTGTCAAGTAGATTGTACGAACAACTTCACGGTTGATTTCAGCTAGAACTTCAGTCGATAGGATCGATGCTAGTTCTGACTCAGCGTCAAGACCGTGGATTGCCTTCAAGTCTTGTGCAAGTTCAATGCTGTATTCAGCCTTCAATGCACGGCTCTGAGCAGTAACGGTAACCTTCTCAATGCTGAAGCCCATTTCTGGCCATGCAGTGTTACCTGATGTACCTAGTGCTTCTGCTTGGATGGTTGACATACCACCACCGTAGTTGTACGTTGACGAGTTACCAGTTGGAACGGTACCTACGTTGTTTGCAGCTTGACCTGGAGTGGTGTTACCAGCAACTACAGTTGAGAAACCAGTGTTGGCTTCACCGTAGAATGCTTCAGTGCCAGTTTGGCTGGTGTAGCGTGAACGCATTGCGAAGATAAGACCAGTTGGTCCTGTCATTGGCTGAACGCCGCAGATGTCGTACGCAATAAGGTTTGGCATCGCACGACGAACTAGTGCAACTAGCACTGGGTCGAAGTTCTGAATTGACGAACCGGTATGGTTGGTTGGAGCAGCTTCAGAGATCAAACCGGTGTTCTGATAACGTGAGTGGGTCTCAACGTCTGACACGGTGTTCTCAAGCAACTGCGCCGTTACGTGACGCTTGTAGTTATCCTTGATTGTTTCGAGGCCAGGTGCTTGATAGTCTAGCACGTCGCCCCACTTATTAACTAGATCTTCAACTAGTAACATTTGTATCTCCTTTGCCTCTTGGCTCTCTTTTATATAGCAATTCGGTGTTTTCGGTGTTGGGTTTACTTTTGTCTCGACAGAACGCCAATGACACCAGCCATTAGTGGGTCCTTGGATACTGTCTTAACGTGTACATCGTCAGTTATTGCAGGAACACCATCGACCGATTCACTCACGATATCGAGTGCAGGGGTAGGTGGAGTTGTTGTGCGCTTTGCAGCTTCAACTACAGATTCCTTAATTACGTTCAGACGAGTACGGTAGTTCTCTGGCGTGTCGTATTCAATACCCTCAGAGAGAGTCTTGAACTTGCCACGCTGTATAGCAGTTAGTGAACCCGATACCTCGTTGAAAACTTCCGACTTGCGGAAAGCTTTAAGGTCTTCGTTAAGCGTCACTTCACGTTCTATAGCTTCATTCAGCTTTGTTGCAGCTTCAGCTAGTTGAGCTTCTAACTCAGCCACTTTCGAAGATACTTCAGCATCCGAATCAATTTTATATTGTTCCGCAAGACCCATTACAGTGGTAATAAAACCTTCTGCTTTTTCGTTGCGAGTTACTGTTTCTAGGTTCGCCTTTGTTTCTGTCATTACTGATTCAGCAGCAAAGGTCATGTAGCGATCAATTTCACCAACCAACTTATCAGTAACAGAGTTTACTGTTTCATCGATTTGTGCTTGCGCTTCTTCTTTGATGACTTCTTTTTTCACCTGTTAGGCGAGCGAACAGAGCAGCGTTGAAAAGGGTTAATGCCTTTTCCTTAAACTCTTCTGAAAGATCGTGACCAGCGAATAGGTCTTCAATTTCTTCTTTGGTTGCAATAGATGCTAGGTTTCCTGATTGGTTTGCACCAATTGGGGCTGCTGCAGCACCAGGTGCTGTTACATCTTGCGTTAGTGATGTACTAGTGTAGATCTGGCTCAGATCAGTGCCATCGAGGCCAACTAGCTGCTGAATGATTGCTACAATCATTGATGCACGAGATACATCTGTACCACGTACGTCAGCAATAGCTGCATCAGTTTCGTCTGTCTTATCTGCTCCACGGTTTGCATGAGCATCACCGGTATCTACTGGGCTAGGAACTTGCGAACCTTTACCATTCGCGTCATTACTTGTGTCAGCAGGGATGATGTCTTCACTCACCAAGGTATCGTTCTTAAGAGGCACTTCACACTCCTTTAATTCTGTGTATTGTTATTTAGTAAACCCGGCGACCCCGGTCATGAATTTTTCGAAAGCTTTTAGCATTTCTGCTTCATCAATCTGTGAAAACTTCTTTTTCTTGAATTCTTTAATGGTGTTCTCAACCATTTCTTGCATAACCCAGTTGCCGCTTATCGGATCCATAACCCAATCAGCGCCTTCCATCATAGCTGTAACATAAGCTCCAGGTGCTGATGGATCGTTAACAATATCGGCTGCTGTAGCAATACGATATACGTTTACTTCTTGAATACCCTTTAAGGACTTGTGTGCGCTCATTGAGCCTAATCCACGTGAGCTAACGCCTAGCGATCCAGCTTCCGCAAGACCTCTAGCAATATCGCCCATTGGAGTATTGGTAAGCATAGCTCTACCATACACAGTGTTCTTATCAATATTTAATTCTGTGATGATATGTGATACTAAGTGTAGGTTGATTTGTGGACCATTTGGGTGGCCCAGTTCACCCCAAGCACGCTTAGTAGCTACTTGTTCGTTAATGTAACGTTCAATTTCAGGAACAACTACAGACTGTGGGTAGAAGCGCTTATTCTTGTTGGGCACTTCCAATTGCATGAAAGGACCTTCAATGTAGTGCTTCTTACCTTGCATTGTGTTTTCAACAACGAGGTTAGTTGGATTCTCAATTTCTTCACGTAGAAACTTATACGATGCCATTATCCTACATCCTGTGTTTGCTGCCACTGAGACATACACATACCTTTAATAGCAGCTCTAGTTTTCAGTAGAGCGTCTAGGACGTCATCGTTATGATAATCGTAGATGTTTTTATCGTCAGGCGTATCATAGCCATGACGCTCGTAGCTGCGGTCAATTGTTTGAATATTAGCAGCTTTGAATACATCGTCTCCATTACCATTCGTATCATCTGTACGAACAGGTTGATGAAGATCTAAGAACTTCTTGAGTGGTTCATATGCAGTGGTTTGAATGCTGTTTGTTGTTAAATCAACCGGCGTCTTATTAGCTGTCATCTACCGTAACATCTCCCGCTACCTTATACTGGTAGTCTGTCTTAAAGCTTTCGACTTGCGTCTGAACGCGCGATTGAAGTTCTGCCTTAGCGAACTCTACTGCTGGTGCAGTTTGACCAGTAGCAATAGCTGCTACAAAATCTAAAATGTTCTTGTTTGACATTGTTAACTCCTTACGAATTATATATGGTTACACGTTATTTGCCAGGTGGAGTCGTAGCTTTTGTCATCTTGGCAGCTTGTTGAACTTCAAGAGCTAATTGCTGTTGCATTTCTGCTTCCATGCGTTCTTGCTCTAGTTGAATTTCTTCTTCGGTGAATTGGATTACACTTTCCTGAACCCACTCCGCAGAGAAGTATTTCCCTACGTATGGATCAAGTTGACCCAAAGTCATTGCCATTTCACGAAGGACTTCTGTTTGCTTTAACTTCTCGAAGAAGTTGTCTTCAGCAAACAAGAACTTGATCTTCTGCTCAAGCATGTGCCACTCTTCGGGAGCAATAACATTACGGAGCAGAAGTTGTGTTCTTAGGATCTTATAAAACAGCTGACTGAATTGAAGACGTAAGCGAGCTACGAACTTCATGAACTTCAATTCGTCTCTTGTGATTTCCGAAGGACGACCTAAGCTGAAACCAGTTGAGGATTCGAGTCGTGAGATAGGAACATATAGTGATTTGTAGAGTTTTTGTTGGAAATACTCTACGTCAGTCATTTCACCAAGATTGTCACCACCCTTTAGGATGTCAACTGAAGTTCCCTTTCCATCTTGTTTAGGGAACCAGTAGTCTTCAATCATAGTCATGAATTTACGATCGTCACGAACTTCACCGGTCGTCTGATCGTAAACTACTTTATTCTTATGCCGTTGCATTTGGTTCTGGACGTGCTGCATCGCTTTGTTAGGAGGCAGGCCACCAGTTTCGACGTTGAATACTTTACGCTCTGGAGCTCGTACTAATCGATATACTACAGTAGCATCTTCTAGAGTGCGGAGCTGGTTTAGAGGCTTAATTGCAGCATGAAGATGTGATAGAATCATTGTACTCATCTGATCTTGTAGTCCAGATGTTACGTGAATGACGGAATCTTTAGATAGCTTTACAGCTTGAGTATTCATACTACTGAATGCAGAGTTCATTGGAACTTGTGCATTGTTCTTGAAACCATTAGGCGAGTATAGGTAGTATTCATTTACTACTCTAATTTCTTCGTAACCGTCCGGATCTGTCGTAGTGGTATCTTCACGAATCTTACGTAAGTGCATAGCATCTACGTTCCGTAGAGCTTGGATACCATTTTCAGGAGCTTGTTCGTCAATGATTACTTGGTAGTAAATTCTACCGTCAATGTACCATTGTTTGAAAATTTCGTATGACTTAGTACTGAATAGCAATAAGTCAAGAACTCGATCCCACTCTTGCTGGATGACTTCTTTAAGTTGGTCATCAACATCTAAGTCGGATAAATCCATGTCAACAGCAGCACCCTGTTGATCGGTGATGATTGCTTCGTTAGCAATATCGTCGATAGCACTCTCGACTTCAGGATGCAATGCGACGCTACGATAACGAGCGATTAGTTCAGCTTCTGTACGAACTGAACCTTCTAAATCTAATAGATAACCTTGAACACCGCCAGCTGGGACAACTTGTGCGCCCTCTGTATTAGCTGGTGGAACTGGGGTAGGAATGTTTTCGCGCTGCTCGATGTCTCCACCAGCTCTGCGAATTTCGAAACCCCATAGATTGAATGCCATATGTTAACTCACAATGTCTAATAAAAAGAGCTGATCGAAACCAGCTCTTTGTTATTTAGCGTGTGCGGCCGCCTCTACCAGTCTTACCATCTACATCAAACCAATCAAATTCGAAGGTGACGCGATACTTTTCGATTTGGTCTTGCTCACCCCAGTTCAATTGAATTGCTTCAATTTCCCGAGGCCACAAACCTTGTACGGTATATTTGCGTAGAACATCGCCCGTTCTACCATATTGAGTAATCTCTGCTGAGCTCTTATAGAATTCAGCACTAGATGAAGGAGCATCACGAAGATTGCTTACTCGAGTGTTCATTAAGCTTGACCACGATTCGAGAGAATCTCTTACTAGGAAGTCTTCGTCGTTTACAAGTGTAACAGACCAAGGGTTGAATGTTCTATCGCCAGCATATTTGATAACACGGCCAAAGTATGGAACACCAATTACACCGACGTTGTCGGATGGTAGTTCAGTAGCTTCACAAGAGATAGTAAACTTTCTTGCGGCTGCAGCGTTGTTAACGCCAGATGGTAATGTGAGCTGAACAGTGAACAGGGTAGGACGTGCGCCACCGAAGTTCAAATTCGCTCTCAAGTCGTTAATTGAAAAGGCCAAAACTATTCTCCTTGAATATTATGGTATATTTATGTGTTAGTAGTTAAATACTCTTAGTTCATTAACTGGAGGAGATTCGATAATGAGAGTAGTTTATTGTGCAACCAACACTATTAATAATAAAAAATATATCGGGATCGATTCTTACTGGCCCAAAAGAATCTCTACACACAAATATTATGCTACTGTTAAGTGTAAAAATACAATTTTTTATAAAGCTATAAGAAAGTATGGCTGGGATAACTTTAAATGGGAAGTTATAAAAGAATGCTTTTCAAAAGAGGAGTTGTGTGAATCTGAAATATATTACATAGAATCAAAAAACACCGAACAACCCAATGGTTATAATATGACAAAGGGTGGAGAAGGGTTCTTTTCTTCACACTCAAAGTTGACAAAAGCCCGTTTATCTAAACAAATGAAAAATCGAATTCATTTAATCAATGCGGATGGAACTAACGAGTGTGTTGTTGATGTCAATAATGTAAATGAACTATTAGAACAAGGATGGAAAAGGGGAAGATTAGTTTCTCACGTAGGTTCTAAAAATAGTATGTTTGGAAAAAACCATACCCCTAATTCAATTAAGCGAATATCAGAAGCTAGAAAAGCATCATCTCAAACAGCAGTTTGTGGTGATATAATTTATGCGACGTGTAATGATGCAAGTATTATAAACAAAGTGTCTATAGAAACCATACGATCGTGGTGTAGAACAAACAGAAACGGGTGGAGCTATGGTCCACCCGTTTCTGATATAACTGAATAGTGGGGATTTCTCCCCACCACCTCTTTTAGAATCTGCCTACGATTTCCGAGAATTCGACACCAGTACGAGCAGCAATGAAGTTTAGCTGAATCGTATTGATTGAACGAGCTGGCTTAACGTAGATGTCTCCAGCAAAACCGTTCGTATCGATTACTTCAGGCGTGTTGTTGGTTTCGTCACACACAACTCTGAAGTCGTAGATGCCTCGACGACCTTGGATTTCACGTAGGAATGGTTCTACCATGTTACGGAATAGAGCGCGTGAGAACTCATCGTTGATTTCGAAGAGCAACGCAGCACTTGCTCTTGCGATTGCCTTCTCGAGGACAATGAACAAGCGACGTACGTTAATGCGATCGAATGCTGATGGGCGACCCAATAAAGTCTTATCGCCGTAAAGGACTGGGCCTTGACCTGGCAAGAAGATTACTGGGTTCACATCTGCTTTGTATAGTTGATCGCGGTCAGCTTGGCTCGGAGCCCACGCTAGACGATAAACGTTCTTGATACCACCACGAGTAGCTCCACCTGGACTGAACCACGGATCTGCAAGAGAATCTGTACGAGCAATTACACCACCAATGTCACCATTTAATGGTACCCAACGATATTCATCGTTGTATTTGTCGTATGTGTACTTGTATCCGCTGTCTAAGATTCCGTATGAAGAACCTGTTAGAGAGCTTCTGAATTCTAGAACGCGTTCTAGTTCAAGACCAGCAGCGTAAACGACATCAGCCTTTTCAGGAGAAATAACAACGACACAATCTTTACGAACATCAGCGATGTTGCTGATTAGATAGTTTGCAAGACCAGTACCATTGCTTCCACCCTTTGCAACACCTTGAAGAATGATTGAGATATCAATTTCTTCAGCTGAAGCAAACTTATCAAAAGCTGTTGCTATTACTGATAGTGGTACAGCGTTTTCGTTCTGACCATCTTGACCGCCCTGTAAGGAAAGTGCTGCTGGAACAACTGCAGACGAAGATGCTACGTTGGTTGCGGTGTTTGAAGCACCGGTCGAGAAGTCATGAGTTGACCAAACATACGCAGACGTTGAGTTAACAACGTTTTTGTAGTAGATGGTTGCTCCTTCATCTGACTTGGCGTCAGTAGCACGTGATAGACCTTCGAATACTTCTAAGACCGTTCCAGGCGTACCAGTGAACAAGCCATCTTCGTCAGATACAACAACGTGCACTTCATCATTAGCAGCAGTGTTACCACTCGCAGCTTGATATGCGGTTTGGCCTGGGGCCTTGTTTACCTTGTTAAAGAATTCCCAATAACGCACTACGTTATTAGCACTGTAGGCAGTAGCTAGCGTATATGGAGACGAGAAGCTAATTGTTAGACTTGCGTTCGCACCATCAATTACTGGAGTGCTTACTGCAGTTACCTGCAAGTATTGCGTACCAATTGAGTTGTTACCTGCCTTAACGAAATCACCAACAGATACAGAGTTCTTAACAGTTGTACCAACAGCTTGAGTAGTTTGAGATGTACCAGAACCTGAAGGAACGATTAGTACTGCTGCTGTGTTGCTTCCTACTGTATAACTAACAGCAGTCGATACTGAAGAGATATCAGTGTTAGGAATCAAGCTAACAGTCGAATTAAAAGCTGCTGCTGTTTCTACAGTGCTTACCTTTAGTGAGTTACCTAGAGCTCCCGGATACTTTCCGATATAGAATACACCAGCATCGAATGTTTTTGTTTCGTAATCATCAGCCGTCTTAACGGTCGATGTTGCTAACTGCGTATTTGACGCAGTACCTGTTGTTAGACCGACGGCTGTCAATGCAGCATTTGCAATGTCAGTGCTGTTAGCAGATGTATTTGCGGCACGAACCACATACAGCTTGTTGCTATATGATAGGAAGTTCGCAGCAGTGAAGAATGTTTCAGCATTCAAATTTGAAGGCTTACCAAAGCGTTCTGCTAGTTTCTTTTCTGTGTCCACAAGAACGCGCTGTCCAACTGGGCCCCAACGGAATACTCCTGCAAAGCCAGCTTCTGTAGTTGCTACAGAAGGGATTACAGTTGTTAGGTCGATCTCAGTTGTGTAGACGCCTGGGCTGACGTTAAACCCCATTTCAGTCTCCTTTATAATTTTTTCTCTAGTGAGATGCTTTATTAGCTATTTAGTGTTATTCGATTTCACCTTATGCGCCGAGGAATAGATCGAAGTCGAATCCATAAAGGGTCACTACTGGAGACGTTGATTGATTTTGATGGTCATCTATAATACCAAACGGTAATAGTTGGTCTTCAATTTGCTTTTGCTTTTTTGATTGTAAAGCTAGTCTTGCGTCCGTATTGGTTACTTCTTTAAAATATGGTTGTTGAGCTATCCAAGCAAAGACAACAAGTGGCATAACCATGTCGTCATGTTCACCTTCTTCTGCTGCATAGCTCTGCTTAGTTAGCACAAAACGTTGTAATTCGTCGATCATTACCCAATCATTTATTAACAATTGGTCGTTTTCAATCATAGCTTTTAGATTGCTGCAACCCATAGCTTTTGTACGCTTGTTTGTTTTTAAGCCAACAACTGTACGGACGCCTTCACTGATTGAGTTCTGCGCAATTTCTCTGGTGGAACTGAGCATGTTCTCATATTCGTAATCGTAGAATAGAATACCAGCGACTTGTCCACCCATGTTGTTATTTTCTACAACCACATAAGCATCGTTATAATGCTTACCAATACGGTTTATGACTTCTGGGAACATCATAGGTTCAATTAGGTTGTTTCGGTACGTTGCAACAATTCGATAAGGCATCTCTGATACCTCTAGAACAACGAATGTGTTATAATCACGCCCCACACCATCTGAACAGTCAACAGCCATAACATAGCTCTTACCATCGATTGGTTCTTCATAGATGCTTAGATGTTCATCATGTTGAATGGGCAATGAGCCACTCATCATTTTAAGCTTCCAACCCGCAATAAGTGTAGCAGATGAACCTAAGAACTCTGTGTCATATTCTTGGTTGAACTTTTGCTCACCAATGTTCTTTAGTTGTTCTGTTTTCCATTCTTCGTCACGTCCAGGCGGATCAAACCATCTGATTTCATGACGAGCAAAGGTGTTCTTTTTATTCTCTGAATCGTTCCAGATCTTATAGAAAAGGTTGAATCCTTTTGGAGTAGAAGTGATAACAATCTTAGATGACTTACCAGACGAAATCGTAGGAAGAACAGAGGTATAGAATTCTTCTTGTAGGTTTGGTGGAATGAACGCAAACTCATCAAGATAAACTAAGTTGAAGGCCTTACCCCGAATTGATCCTGATGAAGTCGCGCCGATTTCGATGTTACTGCCGTTGTCGACAACAATGTTGTTTCTATTCCATGTAACTACCCCTGGCTGTAACCACATAGGTAAGTTTTCAAAGATTAACTTAACACGGTCCAGAATTTCACGAGCTTGCATTTCTTTGTGAGCCAAGCACGCCATTTTGAAGTCTTCGTTAAAGACTAACTGCCAAGCCATAAACCCAGCCATAACCGTTGTCTTACCACTTTGACGAGGTAACTTGATTATGGTGTATCTGTTATCGATACACTTTTGGAATATCTGTTTTTGGTATTCGTAGGGAACGAAAGGAATGATACCGCGGTCAACGTGAACGATTTTACAATACGCTTCCAGGAAATATAAAGGGTTCGACTGACACTTCATAATCTCTTGTAGCTCGAAAGCTGTAAGATCTACGGTTGATCCGGCTGCTCGTAGTCTTGGCTGACCTGGGTAGTGAGCTATTACTCGTTCGTCAAAATTAGGTGGTTGAGTCATCTTTTTGTAATTGTTTCAATTGCTGTAGCAACTCTCTCTGTGTTCCCTGGAAGACGATGTTGTTTATCGTCTTCGCATTTTGCGCATTATTAGTTTCCGCTACAGGCGGTTTAAGTGCAAATCTATCTCTGTGCACATTCATTAGTTCTTTGTTAGCTTTAAGAGCTTCGGAGAACATTCTAGCAGCCCCTTGAACATGTTCAGGGTTCTGTGTATTCACGGCCATATCACGAGCAAATTTAAACAGGTCCATACCTTCACCCATAAGGGCTTGTATGTTGGATCTTACAGTGACGAAATCGTCTTCTGCATCTTTTAACACCTCATCCATTTCGGATTCAGGTACAGCAAGTTCATGAGGTGTATAAATCATCACCTCGCCGTTTTCATCAATGTATTCGTTTGCTTCAAGTGCAATATCCAAAGGACGTAGCGCTAAAGCATTAGCTATAATATCACTCATCAAAGAACTCTGTTATGTCTGTCCTAATAGTATATGGATCTGAAGGTTCAATATCCTCAAGATCTGTACCTGCTAGTATAGGATATGTATTAGAATTCACACTCGGCTCTGTATTTGCTCCAGTATTAGCAGCAATGTTAATACTTGCCCAACGGATAATACCACCACTTTGTTGCTCAGGTCCAAACAACCATCCATCTAAGGAGAACCGTAGAGTCCATATTAACACTCTGCGTTCTAGGAAAGCACCTTCGTAGTTGTCTTTCATATCAGGTTCAAGCATCGTTAGCTTAAGATCATATGGGATATCGTTGTTTAACAGGTCTGCTCTTATTCCAATAGAAGGTCTGAAGAATGGAGCTATTTGTTCTACAATTTTAGATGCGTCAATCGCGTATCGGGCAGTGATATAGAGATTGAAGTAAAAACGATATGGCGTAGGCATAAAGCATTGATTTCCCACAGTACTTAACTGGCGCTGTGGATCATAGTGCATGTTTACTAATTCAAACGCCATGCGAGGCAATTGAGCTGCAACTGGACGTTCAATTGCTGGATCGGTTGTGTTACGAGCCATGTATTTTTCTCTACCGCCATAAGCGATAGGAACAATCATGTGCTGCTTTTTTGTGGCATCGGACGGAGAGGTATCTCTTTCAATTCGAACGTTGTTAAACATTCTACCGAACAGAATGATATACTTACGCAGGGCGTCGTTTTCAAAATACTTATTGGGTAACATTAGCTACCTCTCGAAAATGGATCGAAGTCTGAGAAGTCAACGATGTCTTCCGCTTCCTCTTCGATTTTAAAGTTGTCAAATTCCACATCCTGCTCTTCAATGTCGAACGCAGGAATTGTAACAATGTTACCGTCTGCATCAATAACAACATCACCATTACCATCACGATCTGCAAACTGATATTGATCCACAGATAGGGACTCAGCGATTTCATCAATAGCTGTTATACCGGTGTTGAATTTTTCACCATTAAACTCAAAAACTTCGCACGATAGATCAAACAGGGGAAGTGATCCTAATGGGTAGAAAAGAGCTCTGTTGTCACAATAGATGACTTCAAACAACTTCTTAGTCATAGCAAAGTAAATTAGATCACCTTCTCGTGGTCTAACTATTGTACTTTCAACTGTTGTTACAACTTCCGTAAATCTGCGTCGAGCCACAGATAAGCTCACGCGATCTCTAATCTCTAAGCCAAACTTAGAGAGAAATGAACCTTCGCCTTCGAATGAATCAACACTCTTGATATACATTTCAATGACATACGCTTCATTGAACTCAGACATGTCGTCCTGGTTCCACGTAGCATCGTCGAAGTTTACTTTTGTACGTGGTAGGTAATAAACATCTTGACCATACATTTGTATAGACTCGATTATTAAGTCGGCGTGAAGATCTGATTCTCCAGCATGGACGTATGGTGTAACATATGGATTTGTTACCATCTATTACCCCACTAAGAAATCTAGTGGCATTGTATAGTCGTCTTTTAACCGTTGGCGTAGTTCTTGGATCTTTTCTTCAGCTTCTTGCCAAATTTTATCACCGTTGAATACAATACCACCAGGCATTTGCATTCCACCAAACTTCTTAATGTTTTCGCCCCACTGTTGTTTAATCAACTGTGTAGTATAATCTGCAAGCCATGGATCGCTCCACACTTCCGAATACTCTTCTGGATCAACAGCTTGCAAGCATTCAGCTAAGATATATTGACCTGTTCCTAGCTTGTTCCAATCCGTATCCACAAAAAGCTTGTTTTCATAACGGTTGAACCGGATTGGTTTTTCACCAACCAATAACGTTTCAAGAAACGAAAGGTGCTGCATCGTCATGAAGTATGGCGTCATCGACACTGATGTTAGGGTGTACAAATCATTCAAAGCAATTTGATATCGAACGTCGAAGATGTTACCGCTTGGAGATATACCACTTAATGAGAAGATTCGACTTATGCCAGTAATATCTTCCGGTACTGTGATGTACTTGTTGATTTTATCTTGGTCTGTTATTTGGTGTTTTAAGTAATATTTGTTACTACCATCGAAGTGATAGTCTCTGAATAGTTTAAGAGCGTCATCAACCCGATCATCAACTTGGTCAGTTGTAACGTCGATGTTGATGACGGGCTTACCTAGTCTGCGTAAGCAGTATTCTGAAAACTCTGATCTTGTTGTTGGTACAGCCATATCGCGCCCTTACTTTAACTCGATCTATTTATCTTTGGACTGACGTCGTTCGCGTACTTCTTCAGTGAAGGTCTTAAATGTCTCACATTCTTTCTTGTCACCTTTAGCGCATGCAAAGTAATGCTTATTCAACCTATTAGAAACTGCACAACTCTCACCCCATAACCACGAGTCAATAGCATATTCCAACAATCTAGCTGAAGGCCATTCTTTAACAATTTCTCCACTAGGAAGCTTTTCGACTGCAGGTCCACACTCAAACTGCTCTGGAACAGTCGGTACTGTTTCTTTATTGAACGCTATAGACGGGCGAACTTTCTTGATAGTTTCGCATCCGGTCAACACGTTCCCGCAGACCAGGATCATCAACAAAGGGACGATCACTGCCTTTAACTTGTACATTACCAATTTCTCCTCGTATCTTCGTTTGGTGTTGGCTTAGTGCCGCTTTAGCACCAAACGATTTGTTTAGATTTGTTTGATTGCCCTTGAACTCTTCAAAGGTATCATTAAGCTCTTTGTGTGCTTTGCTAAGTGTATCATAGTTGGCCGTTAAAGTAGCTTGGTTTGCTTTTGTTTTAGTGTAGTCAAGAACAAAGTATGTTAGCACACCAATCACAATTATAATTGGCAATTGCTTCACAACAAAACCTAAGATAGCTTTAATATCAATACCTGTTCCGAGTGCTACAGCTTTTGCTAGAAAACCTGACATTACACTTCCTCCTTTGGGTTAGTAATTCCTAAACGAGTGAAGGCATAATCATCAGCTACTCGTTGGTGGAATATGACGTCCATTCGCTCTGATAATGCTTTTAGTTTTCCAGGTTTTGATGTTAAATGATAACTCTTGCCTGCTTCAATTGGTTTACTATTAAGTGTACCATTTCCCGTAACAACCGTTACGTAACGATCGGTTGAATCTTTAATAATCGGTAAACTAGTTGAACTGCCACTCGTTAGATAAGTCACTTGCTTGTTCCACGCAAATACATCAGTATGCATTAGGCATGTCATCGTACAAGGAGCTAAAGAGCGACTAGTATATGGAAGCCATGTTGTTAGTACATGAGAAGCATCACTCCAAACGCCTGGCTTCACCCATTCGTCATACGGACGTTGCGTTCCAGTAATGATATTGTTGTCATAATCAAACACAAATGACATATTTGGATCTAGAGCACCGTTTGTCAGTAGCTCTACATTAGACTCCAAATGTTCTACTTGTTGCTTTTGTTCTGGCTTGAAAGACCAGATCCATTGATACTGACCACCAACTGCTATTTGTACGTTTTCAGTAATATACAGCAATGAGTTATCGGGATGCTTAACTTGCTTCGCCTCTTGAGCTTTGGGTACTTGGAATTCAAAAATATGGAAACCGTGCTCTGGTGTTGTATCAGGAGCAACAGCATATACAAATTTTTGATCAATGTTTTTAAACCCTTGCCAGGGCATGTTAGTTTTTGTCATTATGTTGTTAACGTTAACGTCCAAGTTGATCCGGAAAGATATAGTGGAGTTGAACCGGTTGTTGACCCAAGTAAATAATATGTGGTTCCGCTGTCAGCATCATATTCACCTGTAATTACACCGACAGAAGTTCCATCGACGTTGAAAGAAACACTGAATCCAGTTGAATCTCCTGATAGTGAACACCAAGTGTTTGTATAGTTTGCAGTTTCACCGGGGTTACCCCCTTTATCTTGAGTGTAAAAATAGATGTGTGTATAACCGTACGCAGCTATATCACGCCCATTGTGAGTGGATGGCGTAATCGAACCAGTACCTGGAGCGCCAGGAGGAAAGCCAGCGGGCGTAGGTGTATTATAAGAAGAACTTTGATATCCATAAACATAGTGAACAAATTCACTATAAAGCCCTTCAGGATCACCTTCAGAACCACTGTCTGAATACAACGCTCCCATACTACTAGCTACGGCTGATGTTATTATAGTGTTTGTAGCACCATAAAAATTGCTAACAGATATAGCACCTGATGTTGGGACGGCAGAATTCATTCCAGTATTTGGAACTAAGCCACCACCTCTATAATATTCTGATAGAGAGTGAGGAGCAGATCCACCAAATTCAGCTACTATTTCAGCAATGGATAATGTTCCTGAACTCGGTAGGCTCATTATATTTCTTCCGATGTTTCGACTGGATATGTTGAAATGCTTGTTTCTAACACATCTGGTATTTTAGGAGGAGCAACTGGTGGCCCAACAGGAGCGGTAGTGGCTGCTGTACCTGTTAAGCCTTGTAGCAACAATAGAGCCGTTTTGTAATCACCATCTTCTGCAGCCTTCTTTTCTTCCGTCCATTCGACGCTTGGAGCTGCATGTTGAATCTTCTTCTTAACCAATTCATGATCACTAAGATCAGTCGCTGCTATAGTGATCTTTAAAATCTTGGATTTGTACGAAGTATCCACAGGAACGTATTGTACCAATAGCGATGGACCCGGTAACGTTTCTAACACCTTGAATGTAAATTCTATTGTGCTCATTTGACTTCCTTTAGTTCTGCAACTTCTCGCTGCAACTCTTTAATTGCTTCAATCAAAAGTGGAACTAGCCGTTCATATGCTACGGTCAAATATTCGTTATTGAATCCTGACGGTCTCACAGCATCTGGTACTACGGCAGCTACTTCTTGAGCAATTACTCCATGCTCATGAATATATGTAGGGTTGTATCCTACCATTTCGCAAAGGTCTAAATTCCAATCAAACTCATACCCTGTAAGTTGATTCAACTTCACTAGAGCGTTTTGTATTGGTTCTTTATTATCTTTGAGTCGAGCGTCTGATGCTCCCTGTGTTATGCTTCCGGCAGCAGTTATACTACCACCCGAAGTTATACTACCCGAAACTTGAAGGGAACCAGATACTGACTCATTTCCCGTTATCGAAGTGTTACCTTTGATACTGAGTCCCTTGTCAGCATTTATATTCATTTCCTAGATGCCAATTCCTTAATAGCTTCGATGAGTAGTGGGACAAGCTTTTCATATCGTACCGCCATCATTCCGTTTTCACGAGTAGCTACAATTCCTACACCCGGTAGGATTGCTTCAATCTCTTGAGCGATAACTCCGATTTCGTGCTCATCTCTATCGAGACGATCGTATGTATATCCACCAATCTTAAGGATCTTTTCTAACGCACCAGTAACAGGCGTAATATTTGTCTTCAGTCTTCTGTCGGAAGAAAAGTAAGCTGTAACATCACCGGTAGCCGTAAAGCTTCCGGTTACAGCAACGTTACCAGTTACAGCAACGTTACCAGTAGTTGTAAAGGTTCCAGTTACAGCAACGTTGCTGCTAAAATTCTTGCCCGACATAGTCGTAGGAAGACGACCATCCGCTACAGTACCGGAACCGAGGTTAGAAGCATTTGCGTAGTATGATGCCGCTTGACCGTTGAAATTAGTTGAGTTATTAGCGGTACCAGATATTGAGATACCATATGTGCCTGATAGGAAACTCGTTCCTAGCGTGCCAGTACTAATATTCGAAGCATTGGAATAATACGAACCATGCTGGCCATCAAGTAAGTCAGCATCTAACCCTGAAGAAGCGCCATCATTACCACTATGCCAAGCTAAACCAGTATTAATGTATAGGTTGGCGCCATTTAGAATATAGCTAGTACCATCATAATAAAGAAAACGATCGGCGGCACTATTCAACGCTAGCATGCCTGTTGTGCCGCCCGTACGGTAGGAAATCAGATCACCGTTTTGTATAGTTATATTACCTTGAACGGCAATAGCAGACGTAAAGGTCTTTGAAGACATTGAGCTAGGAAGACGAGCATCCGATAATGTGCCGCTTGTAACGTTTGTGGCATTTGCGTAGTATGATGCTGCTTGACCGTTGAAATTCGTAGCATTGTTAGCGGTGCCAGATATAGAGATACCATATGTTCCCGATAGCAGACCGGTTCCCAATGTGCCGCTACTGATATTAGAAGCGTTCGAATAGTACGAACCATGCTGACCATCAAGAAGATCGGCATCCATTCCGGTTCCAGCACCTTGCTGACCCCCATGCCAAACCTTATAAGCTACAGCGCCTGCAGAGAATCCACCATATCGTAGTGTGTTGTCAGCATCTAACCCGAAATACACTGCATGACGAGAAACGTTATGGAATTCAATGAATGAGCCACCTACTGTTGAGTTGGCTTGATAAACTCTTAACGCACCCTGACCAGACGCCGAAGTATTTGCTACAGATGCAAACACCGTCGGCATTAAAAATTGCGGCGCGGTCGTTAAAACTCCCCCACTCGCGTTAACGGGCGTATATCCAAGACGAGCAGGAATATCTGTATAAAACGAAGCCGATTGTCCGTTTAGGGTGTTAGCATTCGTAGCGTTGGTAGCATTGGTAGCTGTTGTTGCTAGCGTGGCTACGTTTGCAGTATTGGCATTACCTGAAACAGATATAGCATACGTACCAGTTAGCCGAGCCGCTGGTAGTGTCCCAGCATCCATATTACCAGCATTTGTATAATATGCTGGAAGCTGTGATCCCAAATAAAGCGAGTTGTTGGCAGTACCAGCAGTGCCCGCAACACTTGCTGTTCCTGCAGCTCCTGTGATGTTGATTGCCCAGCTATTAGCTCCACTATCACTGACGACTAAGCGCTGAAGAGTTCCCGCAGTGTTGATTAACCACACATCATTTGTTTCGTCCCAAACGAAACTCGAGTTAGCAGAAGTTCCGCGATTTACAACAAAAGATACATTTGCCGTTGGAGATGAGGCTAACGCGCTCTGAAGTGCTAGAACTGTTGAGTTTGAACTAATGGATGCGACACTTAGGTTACCTGTAATAGCAGCTGTACCAGCAACAGTTAAAGCACCACTTAGATCAATGTTAGTACCAAACATATTCCAACGTTTTGTCGAAATACCCAAGTTGTTAGAATTTGCTGATGGTATAGTATTAGCAGCGAACGTTGAAATGCCACTGACATTCAAGCTAGTGATGGCTGTGTTAACTAAAGTGGCTGTATTGCTTACAGTAAGATTAACTAATGTTCCGAAAACAACAGGGATCGTTACATCAGATGATCCATCGAATGTTGTATTTCCTGTAACATCACCACTTAGGTTGATCTTGCGACCTGTTGTTAATGTGTTTGCAGATAAAGACGTACCACTAATATTTGAATCAATAAAAGCTAGCGTCTTTGTAACACCGTTTATTCTGAAGAAAGCTCCAGTTGTTTTAGTCCAAAGATCACCATTCGTCGGCGCTGACGGATCAGATCCATGCGGAACACGGAAAGAAGATATTGTTGAGTTAGCGGCGTTGAATATTACTTGGTTACCGAACGTAGCAACGCCCGAGAAGTTTGAAGTTAATGCATTCAGAGACCATCGGTTAGATGTATTACCCAACAAGAAACCAGTTGTGGTGGGAATAAAATCACCACTCCCTGAAACAGTGAAGTTTAGGTTACCAGTAACCGTTAAGTCGCCACCGACAGTAACGCTTCCCGCAACTTGAGCGTTTGCTCCAAGAGTGGTATCACCGTCAACCTTTAAGCCGGTGTCGATTTCAAAATTACGGTCGACCATCTAAGTCCTTATTTAATTAGGTGTCCAACAACACGAGCTTCAAGATTTCCGACAGTTTGTAATACTCTAATGTCTACGTTAGCACCATTAATGTAAGCACCAACGGTTCCAATCTGGGTGTTGCTATAAACCACACCATAAGTTGTAACATACGTATCATTATCGTCATGGACATAAATCGTTTCACTGTATTGATAACTCGTGTTATTTGCATTCTTTAACTGTATATTTATGTGACCTGATCTGTAAACCGATCGAGGTATCTGTGCAACCGTTTGAGCAGATGTTGTGTTAGATCCTAAGTCGGAAACGTAGAATGTTAGTTGCTCAGCTATACCACCAATTAGTACACTATTCGCGGCAACATTTGCTGTCGTAATTGTATTCGCTGATACACTGGTTGTGGTAATGCTATTAGCAAATACATTCCAACGCTGTGAAGTAGTACCAAGACTTATACCGTTTGATGATGGAACAGTGTTAGCTCCAAAGGTTGCAACCGCATTTATGGTCGTATTACCGTTTAATACCGTCAAACCCGTAACAGTAAATTTACCCGTAACAGTATTGTTAGCACCAGCAAGAACATTGTTAGCGTTGTTTGTTACAGTAGTTCCACCGAAAGTTATTCCGGTGGTGTTTAGGTTTAAGAACGTTCCACCGATTGTTGTGTTAGCATTAATAGTTATTGCTACACCACCGAACACAACGTTGTTTGAGTTCACTGTGTAACTGTTAGACGTGTGTGTTGTGTTTGCAGTTATGCTTAAGTTTGTTGAACCGATAGTAGTGTTGGTTGACGTAATTGATGTGTTACCACCTGTCAACGATACGTTAGATGACACAGTTAATTGACCGCCAGTCAACGATACGTTAGCAGAAGCGTTAATAACACCACTTGCAGTCAATGTGCTGTTGAAGTTACCAGTAGTAGCAACTAGTGCCCAACGAGCTACGGTGTTGCCTAACTGATTTGCGTTAGCGCTTGGTATAGCTTTTGTTAGAGTAGATACAAGATCTAAAGTACCGCCTTGGATTGTTACGTTAGCTGCATTTAGATTTGTGTTGCTCGTAACTTCAAACACGCCCGAAGTTCCTTGAACAGATACTTTAGCACTGTTGAAGAATACGTTAGCTCCTGTGGCATTTACGTTAGATGTAATAGCAAACGCCGTACCATTAACAGCTACGTTTGAATTGAATGTAGCTGGAGATGTAAAGAACGTAGTATTTGAAAACGTAGTGTTTGAAGATACTAAGAAGTTATTGCCAACAACATTAGTCACGTTTGATGAAAGAGTTGTGTTTACTCCAAGAACATTGACGTTAGAGTTGAACTGAGCAACTGTTCCACCTTGTATGGTATTTGAACTTATGGTTAAATTTGCGGACGCAGTAACACCACCACCCCGTAATCCAGCAGTAGCAAATAACGTATTAGAACCGAAGATTCCTTCAACATATCCATTTCCAGAAGTCGTTCCACCAGCACTGTTTGCAAACGTTGTTACAACAATGGTTGACAGAGCATCTAACGTTAGATTTAATCTATCGTATAGAACACTAAATGTGTCATAACTCGGGTTTACATTTGCAACTGCTTTGGACATCTAATACCTTTATTTTTGCTGTTCAAGCTGTCTCAGCAATAACTGTTTAATTTCTTCAAGACCGTTTTCGAGCATCAGGAGACGATTGTTTGTGCTTTGCTTTTCTAAAAGCTTAGCTTTACGCATTCGTTTGTGTGCTTCGTAACCAGCATTATCAGTATTTAGAACAGCTCCCGAGGAAGGATCATTTTTTAAAAAAGGAGCATCTGTATCTATTAGATTCATCTTTATACCGATAGAGCGACGGCTCGAAGATCTCTACATCTTGGAACACTGTTTACTGACGACGAACGAAGAACAACTTTAATAGCATAGGTCTTGTATGTTTGGAACTTAGCACTATCGTTGTAGTATGTGATTGTACCTAGATTTGTAACATCCCGGAATGCTTCTTCATTGTTCACAAACTTACCAGCGTTTGAACCACCAACGGTCCATGGTAGATTTGAACTCAACTGAATAGCGACGTTAGACGTAATACCAGTTACCTTTGCAACATGATACGTGTCACCAGCGCCTGGAATAGAAACAACATCTCCAACAGTTAACTCTGTAGTGAACAAGGTTGAGACTCCTGAAACAGAGTTTGCTCCAGATGTTCCACTAACAACCCCAGTCAGAGCCGTAACTGATGGAATATCAGCAAAGCTGTATTCGAACTCTCTGAAATCGTTACGATTTGTCGTATCGCTTCTAACATCATCGCCAAGTTGAGAAAGCTTTGTCCAAGTTTTATCACGTAGATTATCTGGATCTTCAGAGTTCAGAAGACGAACGTAAACGTCAATGTCTGCTCCAACTGGCTTATATGCAGTTAGATATACTTTGATGTCTTCAGAATCTTGACCGTCTGCTAAGACAATTGTCTTAGACACATACTTGCTGATTGCATCTCCTGATGGTCCGGCTTCACCTGTACTATCATCGTTGATTAAGTTTTTGTAATAGATGATGCTTGAGGCTTGTAAATCCACACAAGGTGATACGATTGAGTTGTTAGTAGTTAGTGCCAAATCAACCGACAATGTTTTATTGACGCCTTCAGCTATTTCGTTGGTTCTTGAACCAACAATAGCATCAAATCCAGTGATATAGTTTGTATCATTGAACTTGATTGGATACGATCCACGGCTAACGAACGTTGAATCATACAACGATACGCTTGGAGCAATTGATGTTCCAGACACGCCAGTTCTATAGATTAGCGGTTGGAAATGACTGATTGTTTGATCATCGATAGAATCAATTAGCATCACGGTTCCAGTTAGAGAACCTACTAGAGTTTCTCCAACCGTGAATTTGTGTGTTGAGTTTGCTGTAGTTGAATCTGTTAGATGAACTTTCGATTGCAATTCATCATTTAAGAACACTTTACCCACGGGAGCTTGTAGTGCTTTAACTCCAGTAGCGCTAAACTTTGGTTGACCTCTAATTACAAACGAAGTGTTGTTTGTAACAGCTTGTACTTCGAACACGTCGAACCATGTACTTGTAGCTAGCACGTTGCTTGTTAGTGTTGCGTTGTTGCTTAACGTTACATACTTACCGGCCGATAGAGATGTTAAGAAGTTCGTACCAGTACCAGTAACTACCGAAGAATTGCTTGTAAACGACACGCTTCCTGTTAACACATATGTGTTTGAATAGTTAAATGCTAGTTCACCTTGTGCGAAACCAGAACGATTACGTGACCGGGTATTAGCAGATGCAGATGGAGTGGTGGTTTGTAAGATTGTTCCTGACAAGAGCTCTTCACTCTTGTTAGCTATTGTTAATGTACCAGCAGACGTACTAAACTCAGCCCGATACAGACGGAACTTTAAGTCTTCGTTCTGAACTGATTGCCAAGCACTGTTGTTAGTTGATGTGAATAGAACACCTTCACCCCAATCACTTCTGATTTGAAGTGATGTGTTTGTGATGTCAGTTCCACCAACCTGCGCACACCAGATTAGATATTCTGGAGAATTACCATCAGGGATAATAACAAACGCGTATTCCTGGCCCGCCTTCAAGAAGATAGGCGAATCAAATAATACGTTTGTCGCTGTCGCTGCTGTTTCACTCACATTAATCTGACTTGAGGTCAGATGCTTGCGACCAAACGGTACAACGATCTTGGAAGGATATCCATTTTCTGTTAGACGTAGTTCAACAGTAACTCCCATAATAGGATCTTTACGTTGGAAGAATACATCTAAAGATGTAATGAATAAACCTTCTTGACCTCTGGTGTGGTCTGATGTTACACTAAAGGTTTGAGCAATAGGATCAACGGATGCGATATTCCGGAAAATATCATCCCACCACCACCAGCTCGCGTCAGGTTCCGCAAAATCAATAGCAGGTCCTGGATCAGGTAGTGGTTCAGGAGCCTGTACTACAGGAGCCGGAGGCCCTTGTACCATTGTAGAAAGATTGCTGCTCGATCTAGTTGTAGTTGTCGAAGAAGTAGTTGAGCTTGTTAGATCAATGTCTGCCGCTCTCGTCGAAACCGTAAGAGCACTCTTAGATACTGCATAGTTGTATGCATGGAACATAACAGACGTAGACGTTGTAGCTGCTGATTCTGATACTAGATTATCAACATCTAATAGCTTAAGTTCTCTATCTCCGACGAAGAATGTGTCCGCTGGAATGTACAACAACCCGTATACTTCACCAGTGTCGTTTGCAACTAGACCTTGTCCGATGCGACCATAAGGCATCCAAGCTCTTGTATCTGTACCAGAAGGAGACAGGGTAGCGTCAAACGTAGCTGGTTGACAGAACGCTGTAACATTAACTTTATCGAAGAATGCCCATAGTTGTGAACGGGGCTTTAGACCATAAGCTCTAATGTAAACAACTTGTTCTCGGATGAACGGAGCAAACGATATGTCGGTAATGAAATCACCAACTTGCTGCGATGTTTCCGATATCGTCGCATTCAACATATCTCTAGTTTGAGTAGTGATCGTTGACTGGATTGTTTCGTATGTTTCATCTCTCCAGATTGATCCATCATCAGCAGTCGTAGTTGATGAAGATACTAGATTGTTAGAAGAGGTTGTGGTTGCTGTTGGCGCTGGTTGATTAACTGCACGAATGCTGTTCAACTGTTCAACTAATGCAAGTGTGGTAGCTGCGTTATCGATTTCGATGTTCATCACATTTTGTGGTGATGTGCGAGTTTCGAAGTAATTATCATAGCTTGGGGTAAGAACCATCTTACCCGTGAAGCTCCAATAGTTTTCCACACAGTTACGGACGCGGCTAGCATATGCTTGACCGAATAAAGGAGTTTCACTATAGTTGAGTGTTACTAAGTCGCCAGTTTGAACCACACCCGATGTATTCGAGAGCTTTAGATCAAACTTACCTTGTTCAAAGCGAGGCACTAGCTCACCAGCAGCTTCATCAATACTAGCTGTGAATTCACCATCGATTACATTAGAGATAGAGAAATCTGCGAATGGGTCAACGAATATACCATTTTTGAATCGATCCATTGAGGCATCAACAGACGACGGGATGATAAGATCCTTTGTTTGTTTCTCTAACAGGTTCAACGCTGTATAATACTCAACGCGCTGAAGTCTGTTATCAATTTTGCTGATATCAGCCATTGTATAGCGACGTGTTTGTTTTGCTGTAACCTTAACAGTATAGTCTGGACGACCTGAATTTGACATAGTAGTCAAGGTAGGATAAGGAGGTACAGCAACTGTAGCTAGTGTCATTGCTCCATCAACATCACTTGGTGGATAAGGAATCTCAGACGCGCTACCTTCGACAATTGTGAATTGTCCTAGAGAGTTTAGAGCTAACTTATCGTAACGACCCAAGTAGTATTGGAAATCGGATGTAAAGATTTTGTTAGGAGCTGGGAAGTTCTTTTCAACAGCTGTGTATGTTTCAGTAGAAGAAGGGTTAACGTTCGCTAGAGCTGTGTTAGAAGTCAATACTACAGTGTTTGAAACGATCGGACGCAAGTCAACGGAGTCACGAAGATCATAACCATATCCACTAGTAGGTGAAACGAACACTGGAATGTTTTGCGTTTTAATAGTTGTACTTACGTTTGCAGAACTGCTATCGTCAACTGGATAGCTGTCCACCGTAAAGAAGCCTAAACCACCGCCTGTATTTGTATGTGTGAACGCACTAAATGTTACAGTCAAGTAGTCCGCCGCACCAATCGATAACGTGCTTGTTGGTTTCTTACGCAGGTAAGCTAAACCGTAATGTGTTTCTTTTTGACCACTGTCGATGCTGAAATGAGATGTTACATCAACAGCACCTGTTGTGTAGTCACCATTTGTAGTCTTCATCACACGACTGATACTGATTGCATCTGGTACACCCAAGCACCAAGGTCCACTTGCTCCGTTTGGAGCAGTGTTTGTAGCAATCTTTACTACCACAGAAGCGTTGTAGTTTTTAGTCAACTGTAACGCATTACTACGCTTTACGTTGTAAATTGCACTCACGTTTAATGAGTTACTGATGTTAATCCCAAGGTTAGCTGTTAACGTACTACCAGCGCCAGTGACTGCAATTGTTCTTATTGGGTGTCCGGTAAACGCAATAGGAACGTTTGCAGGGAATGTGGTCTTGTGAATTGTGGACGCGTTTGCACTGGTTAAGTCTGAGTCAACTTGCATGTAAGTATTGTTTGCAATGTTAACAATACGACGAACTTCTGCCGTGCCAAACACTACGTGGTCACCGATTATATAATCAGCTAAGAATGATGTGCCTGTACCAACTACAGTGTTTGCACCTGATGTCACCGCTACTGTGCCTGTGCCGTTAGCACTAGCATTTGCTGCGTTTCTTGCAATAAAGATAAAATCGCGTTCTTCGGTGTCGTTTAGAGTTCCGGAATACGGGAAGGTATCACTACCGGTTAGGTTCTTTTGTAGAGACCCACTCGTTGAGAAGCTAACCCCTTGATCAACGCTAGTATAAATGTAGTTGGTGTTGTTGTTCGCGGTTAAGTTTCTGATAGTCTTCAGAGCCTTGCGACCTAACTTAAAGATAGCACCATTGAATGAAGGCTCAAAAATCTCAGCCGCACTCGAAGCATTTAGGACAATATCCGATGCTCCGTTGTTTGGGGATCCACCACCATCGTAGAATACACTCTTAACGTCTTTAAACGATGCACCACCAACTAGGCGAATATCATAGATGTATAGACGATATACAGCTGTAGGTTCTCCAGGAGTTCCTCGATCATATACTAGACCACGGATTCGTGCGGTTCCTAGTTCTGTGCCAGCGCCGCTAGCGACACCCGTAGAAACAGCACTGCGTAGAGAAACAGCAGGGGTTGTGTTGAATGGTAAGATACCATTCATGTTTTGTATTTCGATATAGTTCGCGTAGTTGATTGAAGTTGATGTCGACTTAGCTTCTACAACATCGGTACCCTTACGTACACCAACTGATCCTGTGTCAAGTTGCTCAACTCGATATCCATTAACATACGCTAAACCAGCACCCACTCTAGCTTGGAAGTGAGTTGTGTTGGCATAGATTTCATCAGTGAAGATTGGGAATTGTTTAACAACATAGTTGCCTGACTCTTCAACGGTACGACGAGCCATCTCTTGACCAAGCACATTATACTCAGACGATTGTCTGATTCTAATTGGCCGGCCGTTCTCAAAATCTACTAGGGAGAAGAACGTATTAGAGCTTGCTGCATCTTCAGATGAGAGAACAGCCAATTCTGGGGTCAACTTTAAGCGGAAAGCTCCAGGTCCTGAGAAGTTCGATACGCCCTGCGCATTGTCCAATAGCGATGAGTCAACATTATTATTGACGACGCTCTCGCGGGTAATAAATCCGACTGATAAATCATCAGGAGCCACAGTGTACTTCGACACAATAACAGATTGAGGCTCAACACGAATGAAGAAGCCCTTTTGGAAGATTTCACCTTCGTTAACCCGGAACGAATAACCGCGGCCGACTGGACTGTAAGCTACGGTATTTCCTGATGCAAAAGTATTCGCAGCAATAGTTAACTGAGCAATAATAGTGTTTGCAACGACACTAGCTCCGGTACCGTTTGCGGTACCACCTGCACTGTTAGCGATCGCTACAGTAGGAGTGGTGGTATAATCACTACCACCAGAAGTAACTACAACTTCTTGAATGGTTCCTAGGTTATCGGTGATTAATCGAGCACTAGCTCCAGATGGCGTAAAGACAACGCTATCGTTGTTGCTATAGCCGGTACCACCATCGTTAATTTCAACACGCTGAATAGAGAAGTCTCTATCATACGCAGATATAACATCTTCTGGACTAAAGATCCGAGAGTTGTCTGATCCTGCGTTTTGATACTTTACATAAAGAGTATTCAGATCAGGGTTTTGTGATTCTAGTCCATCTTTAGTGTCAATAACTACCGCTGATAGGTTTGCTGAGTTTCTAACTAGTGTATTAGCAAACTGCGATGCGTTTACTGGTTGACCATCAACTTGTAGGTCGAGCACTTTAACATAATCAATCGCACCATCAAAAATGAACGAACAACCCTTGATAATTGTACCATCTTTAAAGATGTTACGGCCGAATCGTTCAATTTGATTTTGTAGGATTGTTTGCGACTGAGTTAGTTCACGAGCCTGTACAGGCATACTTGGCCTGAATAAGATTCTGTAGTAACCTTTTTCTTCATCGTAGTCGTCCCAAAAAGGTGCTGCGTTGAAATTTGTTTCAGTCGACATTTATTGTTGTTTTCTCTTACTCAAGACAGACGTCGCGGTCATTTGAAACCAGCTGGATTTTCTCCTGTATTTAGCAACAACTTACAGTCAAAACAAATTCGTTTTAGAACCTAATGATGAATTTAACAGTTTCAGACAAGTTATCAGCTCTTGTTATCGGTTGAACGTTCTCAATATAAAGAACTTCTCCACTTGCCTTTTTGAGATCTGGTAGGACAATGGCGTTAACATTTGCTGAAGCTGTGTTAGAAGAAAGAGTCTGTGAAGTCAAACCATCGGTTATATTAATAGTACCTCTCGTTTGAGTTAACGCAGTGAAGGTGGTGTTAGATTCATGCACAACACCAGAACCATCGGTACCTTCTTGTTCAACAAATTCACCATCTGTGAATGCAGGCGTTCCATTAAACGACGTGTCTAACCGCATTCTTTGATCAAACGTGACGAAGCTTTTAGTGGCACCATTGATATCGATTGAAGAAATAACAGCAGTGGCATTTGACGTTAACCCACGAACGTTTCCGTTAGCAACAAATCCACCTTTAACATCCGTCAACCGTAGTATTGACGAAGCTTCGTTATAGAACGTTGTTGTTCCTTTGAT